CTACACCCTAGAGTTCGTCGGCAGCGTCAGATGTGTATAAGAGACAGAATATGGACTATAATAGAGCAACTCTTTATGCGGCTACTGGTCGTACTTTATTACTCCCTGGCTGGAAAGGGTATTTTTATTGGGACTATACTAAGAATGAATTAAATTTTAGAAATGGAGACTATCATTTAGATAACAAATAGCTCAAGGAGAAAGGAGTTATGGAACGTAATGATTGGTATTATATAATATGATAATTAAAAATAATATTATACCGTTTGGAGGTTATAAAGTAATTAATCTGTTTGGATTAATATTTACTAAGTCGGATTTGACTGATGAGGATAAGAATCACGAGAATATCCATTCAGTATAGATTTTAGAATGTGCAATAGCGTTTGCAATACTTATATCTATATTATTTGGATTAGAATGGGTATGGTTAGCTATTCCATCTTTCTATATCTGGTATGGATTAGAGTATTTAATTATACGACTATTAAGACTTAAAGATTCTCAAAATGATTGCTACAGAGATGTAAGCTTTGAAGAAGAAGCTTATATGAATGAAGACAATTTACAGTATCTAGAAGGATAGAGAAAGATGTTTTCATGGATAAAATATCTAAAAGTTAATGCATAACAAAATAGGCGAACTTAGACAATTAAGTCTAGGCTCGCCTATTTTTATTTACTATTATACGTACAAGTGATTCTGTTTGGCTCTTCCCACCAAGGTTTATCTGAAAGTGGAGTTCTGATGCTATTGGGCCAATTTATAATTGGAGTAGTTTCCTCTACTATAGCCTCCATTATTTTAAATAATGTATCCAAGTCTAGCTCTGGAAGCAGCTCATGAATATTAGTTATTGTTTTCTTATAATTTATCATACCCTTCAAAAGTGTCGTTAATAATTGCTTTCTCTATTGTAGTATCTTTATATAAACCATGTTGTAGTATATTTCTTACTTGATGGTCTACTTGATTCCATATATCTAATAATATAGAAGAATCATCTGAAAGACTATATTGTGGATAGCTAGCCCTTAAACTGCTAAGTACTTTGCCATTAATGTAAATGTCAAATACGAAATTTTTTATATCATCTGTAGTTTCTCCAGAAATTCCTGCAGCTCTTTGTAAAAGTTTAAGAGCCTTTTCATATACTTCCCTTTCTTCACGCTCAATTCTTGAAGAATTGAACATCATCATATTTGCGGCTACTGACATATTAGTACGATACACTTAGCTTATTTAAGTTGTCTAGATAATCTAAGAACCATTGTTCGTTTTGTTTTCCTTCTTCTACAATAGTATTAATTAAAGATTCTGTAGCTAATAGTGTTATTTCTGCTAGCTCCTCTAATTCCGATTTAGTAAGTTCGTTATATTTTTCAATCAAGTTTAACATAATCCATCCAGTCTTTTATATATGATTTACATTCTTCCAAATCTGGATAGATACTTGTTATAGAGCATCCAGTTTTCGGATTTTTAAAGTGATGCATCTTAGTCTCTTCTTTTTTCTCCTCTTCTGTATTTCTATTTAATGTTCTATTCCAATAGTTGTACTTTTCATCTAACATTTCCATATCACATTCCTCTAATATTTTCATATTAGGGTTATTCATTATCTTGTCGTATTTTCTCTTTAAATTAGAGACTTTGACAACATCATTTCCATTTAATACAACTGCACACTGTTTCATTTCAATACCTTATAAGTACATATCTTGCCTATCTGTTTTCCTTGAATTGTTATTTGCGGAAGAAAATAGCAGGCTTGATTCTCAAATTCTTGAGGTACAAAGATATAATCAAACTTACTTCCAACTACCTTCTCACAAACTTTATTCCAATCGTCTCCCTCTTCTATAATAAGAGTTTTAGCTCCTGTTGGAGTTACTACATAATTCTCATTTAATTTTATCATAACTATTAATTTTGGCGTTGCCCTACTAGGATTCGAACCCAGACTAAATGATTTAGAGTCATCTGTGCTGACCATTACACCATAGGGCAGTAACTTATTTCTCTTTTAGAGATTTATTTTCTGCTGCCAATTTCTCTAGTTCTTTTCTTAATTGTTCATTTTCGTGAAATAAAGCCTGCATAGTAGCGTTGATATTAGCTAATAGTATTCTCATTTGAGCAACCTATTCATACATAAGCTTTCAGTTGTTCAATTCTCTTTTTAGCTATATCTGACAATGCCATTTTGAATTTAGCAATACCAGCTCTTACTGTTTCTAACTTGCCGCTTTCTAAGCATTCTTGTATTTTATGAACTTCAAGCTCTCCTAGATATTCGCATACATCTATAAATAAATCATCATCTAGAGATTCTAAATATTTCTGGAATTGGTCTACCTCTTCATTAGCTAGACAGCTTTCTTCCTTCTATCTTTCATAAGATATTAATAAGAACAAAGAATCGTCGGTAGATTCGGACTTAATAGTTAGCCCATTACCAGACATATAATATTCTTGATTCGTATTAATTGCCTCAACTAGCTATTTAAACTAGTCCTAATTTAACAATGTTTCTAAGTCTGTAATCATAATTGTTTTCTTTTTAGTTATATACAACAATAACCTCCGAAAAGTTAAACGCAAAGTTAAAAAATTCTAATTCAAATATTATACATATTTTATATATTAAGGGGAAAGCCGGTACAGGTACTTTATATAAATAGCCCCCTGGGGTTATTATAAATTCCGACTTTTATATTTGGAGGGCAATTACCTAGATTCCAAAAATTCATAGAGTGAGTGTAGTGGCGGTCCACCACTACGTTAGACCCCCCTGGGGTTCGTAGTGGAAAATAAATATCCATATATATAATCCCTAACCATATAAGAGTAATAATTATAAATTTTATAACAATGGCAACAGAAAGAAACAGCCGAGAAAAGGGTGAAGCACTCGCAGCGGCACAGGGTACACAAATCAAGGATTTTGCAGCAGCAGGAAAAACTAATTTACCACCTACGGAACTTGCAAACGTGGAAGTAGGGGAAGAGTTCACAATTCCCAATGACTACAAAATCTATGAACGTGAATTTAACGGTAACAAATATCAGTTTGTTGTTACCAAAGAAGGAAAATTCTTTTACGTTTCATGGCTCACACGTGGAGCAAAGCCCAAAGACGGGGGAGATTTTGTAAGACCTAAAGGTACAGTAATCGAAAAGTTTTACAAAAATCCTAATGCCTCTTACGATGAGGCATTTAAGGGCATCACTGGGAAACCTATGATAGTAAAAGAATTTACCAAAGTTGAAGGTGAAAACTTTACCACAAAGGTGGCAACCATCGACTTTGTAAAATAGTTTAACATTGGGTAGGGGTGACAGACCTACCCTATAAATTTAAACATTATGACAAAAGAATACGTTGAAGAAAGATATAACCTATTATTTGAACTTTATGGGGTTCAATCTCGTGGTTGGTCAATGTTGCATGAGCAATTTAATAGATACGTGTTTTGCCCAGATAACCGCAAATCATTAATAGCGGAATATTTAGTTTGGGAAGACTTTGTAGAAGACGCAAAGAAATTCAATGTTCCTTATTATATGGGAATTGATAACTTTCTGAAAGAATACAAAAACGCTGTTTATTCATGCTTAACTAACTTACAATAATATAAAGTTGCGCACGACACGAATTAAGTGCATAAAACTATGTTAGAAAAAATAATCAAAGGAGTTTACAAAGCAAAGTTACTCAAAGCAAGGCTTTGCGATGTAAAAATCATCGTTTGGGGTGATGGCACACCTAAAACTATTGAGCAAATCAGCTATAAAGAATATGCCGTTATCAAACCATATTTAATTAAAGAGGGAGAATAATCTCCCTCTATTCATAATTAATATAAAGGTATAAATAGCCTGTATACAGGCCCCAACATTACCCGAGTGAACAATAAATGTATAATTACTAACAAAAAAAATTATTAGATTATGGCAACTGAAAAGAATGCTAGACAGATTAGTGAAGAAAGAGCTGCTGCTCAAGGTGAAGTATTCAACTCTTTCAAAGATGCAGGTGTAGGGGCTGTTCGCTCTCTTGAATTGAACAATATCAATGAAGGAGAAACGGTGACGATTCCTAAAGACTTTAAAATCTTCTTAATGCCTATTAGCGGAACAACCAACAAAGCTGCCAAAGTTATTACTGAAGAAGGTAAGGACTTCTGGATTGGCTGCTTGACTCGTGGCGCTCGTCCTGCTGACGGTAGTGATTTTGTACGTCCAACTGGTACTGTTGTTGATGCTGTTCAGAAGCACGCTACAATGGATGAAGCTTTCAAGGAAGAGCTTGCCGGTAAGAAGATTAAGTTTGAAAAGAAAACCGTTGTGGTAGCCGAGTTCAATGGCGAAACAAGAAACGTCAACGTGTGGACGCTTAACTTCGCTTAAACGAAGTTTTGTAACTCTTAAAGGCAAAATGTATAAGGATTGGTTAGTCACCGGTCCTTATACTCGATACAAAGTGAAAAACGGTGAGAATTATCACTTAAAAAGTGGATATTTTCTTATCAGAAATCACTTAGTATTGAGATATATTCCTGGATAGAAGTTTACACTGTAACTGTTATTAGTATTTTCAATGTTCAACGCGAAAATTCGGTAAAGGAAGGAGAGAAATTGTCCACTAAAAAGACCCTCAATTTCCGGACTTTTTCCGATTTTCAAAAAATCCGCCAGAGTAGGAGTTATATAGCTCACACTCTCTATAGACATTATTTAGTATTTAGCCTATAAAAAGGCAACAAAAAGCGAGGCTACGCAGAAGAGCCTAACACCAAAAATAACTGCTACAAATTCTATGTGCATATTCGCAAACTTGAGCACTATAGGATTTAGGTTGAGCCATAAGGATTGGTCACTTATAGCAATATTATGAGTACTGCTGATATGTCAGTGACCGTACATATCACATATAAAATATGTTATACAATTATGTTAGAAGTTGCCAGGTCTAAGAAGCCTGATTAAAATCTCTAGATAGTAAGAGAGAACCTCATAAGGGTTCATTTTCCATCTCGAACCTATTCGCAAGTTTATAGACTAGCTATCTATAAATTTAGTGATGGAATACCAACGAAGTTGGTGTTCCCGCTTTGCGAACGTTGATAACGTCCTCAGCATGGAAAACTGAGAAATAATCTCCTATCTTATTCTAGATATAGATAGGATTTCCCTACTAGTATAATGGATTGCGTCTCCCTTTAAAGGAGAAGATTCTGGTTCAAGTCCAGAGTAGGGATCTTTATATTATCTTCATAGTTATATTATTTGTGATTATTACTTTTCAGCTACAGTTCGTGAGAATAGTAGCTTTAACTAGAATATTAATTTAAAACTATATAAATATGATAATCATAATCATTTTATACATAATAGCTATCATAGGCTATAAATGTAAGAGTGTAGGAGTATGCCTGTTTTTCGGACTTTTAGCTACAATACTACTTTGTTTGAGAATAGGCTCAGAAATAGGACATGCAATATAATTAAAATAAAGTAAAAATGAAAAAGATTAAAACTTATCCAAATCATTTAGAGATTATAACCTCAGTCTTTATTCCTTATAAAGATTTTGATTTAGAAGATTTCCTAGATGTCCCAACCGTTACAATCCAAGACATTATGAATGCCTGGGCTCCTGTATGCATTGAAGCATTGAAAATGAGAATGGACGCATGTGTCCAAATGCTAGAACACCATAGAAAGGACATTATTAGTGTAAATGAGGATGCCGTAGAATTCAAAAAGGATAATGGAAGTATCCATCGTTTCCATATTCGTAGTTATAATTTGATGGAACAAACAATCACTAATTTCCAAAATGGAGATTTGAGTCTGAACAGAGATACAGCTTACCAGCTTGTAAAGGCTCTCTATTGGATTCCAGAAAAACTAAAAGCTGAACGGAAAGGTGTAGGATTTGAACTCTTCATATCCTTTGTTCTAAGTCATCTCCGATGACTAAAATAAAAAACTCAATAACTTCCCAAGACATTGAGGGCACCAGTTTCTTATGAATAAATACTCTGAAAAGCCTATATGGGCAGGACAGAGCCTCGAAAGTCTTAGACCAGAGAGATAGTAAGTTTTAGGTGTAAAATGCGATTAATAAAAGAAAAAGATTTAACGAATTAAAAAAGAAACCATGAGAAAGAGATTTAAGATGAGCAGAATTGCTTCATCAGACAACTATGAGTTGTCAAGAAAGATTCACGCAATGTACCTCCAAAGATTTCACGAGGAGAACATAGAAGTGATTACAGAGATTTCATCTACATTAGTAATTAAAGAACAAAAGTATATTCGGGTATTTGGGAAGTTAATTCCTGTTTCCGAAGAAGAATTGAGAATACATAACACTTTAATATCTGTGAGATGATGGAAGATTTGTTAACAATAGTAAGATGGGCAATAACATTGCCTGTTTGGTTGCTAGAACATATACTTAAGGCTATGACCTTAATAGTTCTGGTATTGGTAATCATCGTCATGGCGGTATTATATCCGCTATTTCGGTCTATCTGGCGTAAGACAGGACAGTCTACGATTTTTAAGTATGCAACAAAATGGAGAGGAAACTATCCGCTAACCAAAAAAGTATTTGACTTATGGCAATGATGAGAAGAATTACCGAAATAAACGGTGAGATAATTGTGGTAGAAACTATGATTATCGTAGGAGAGATAGTATTGATTACAGTACAAATAAATGGAGAACTAGTTCGCTATGAAATATTATCTGTTAGACAGTTATGGGAAGGTCGTTAGGGCCTTCTCAAGCTGGTCTGAGGCTAACAAATTTCGTATAACTAGAAATAGACCAGATTGGAGGATTGTATGACATACATCGTTGTATTTATAATATTAATCATCATGTGGAAAATGATTGAAGACGAATGAAAACAGTATTAACCCATACAGGAAAAATCTATGTTGATACAGAACATAGACTAGAGTTCTTAACTGTAGGAGACTATGGTAAGGAGAACAACATCAAGGCTGATTTCTTAGGTCTAACTAAGGAAATCAATGGAGTAGAGAATACAGCAGTAGACCTAAGCAAGAAATGGGTAGCAACTATTTCAACTCAGAAAGGCTGTCCTATGCATTGTAAATTCTGTGATGTTCCCAAGTTTGGATTCTATGGAAATGCTTCTATAGAAGATATGGATAGACAAATCCGAACTATTATAGAAGGCGAAAGTGTCAGAGAAACAGACAGGTTTAATGTACACTTTGCTAGAATGGGAGAACCAACATGGAATGATAATGTATTAGCATTTGGACTTGCTCTCAGAGGTATGGTTAAGTCTGCAGGGTTAATAGCTAAAACTGTTCATCCAGTAGTTTCCACGATGCTTCCGAAAGCAAATAATAAGCTTGGAAACTTCTTACAGGTTTGGTGTAGCATAAAAAATGAGTTCTACAATGGAGAAGCAGGCTTGCAGTTTTCAATCAATTCTACAGACGATGAACAGAGAAATGAGCTGTTTGACTCTAAGAGTTTGTCACTAGCACAAATTTCTCGGTTGGCTGACGAGTTACCAATGCCGGTAGGCAGAAAGTATACTCTAAACTTTCCAGTAACCTCACAAACTATTCTCGATGCGAAGGAATTGTCAAAGCTATTTGATAGGGAGAAATTTATTGTTAAAATCACTCCTATACATGAAACAGCTTCTGCTATAGAGAATGGTTTCCAGGTAACTGGATACTCTGATTATGACGTTTATCGTCGCTTTGAACAACCTTTATTGAAAGAAGGTTGGGATGTTATAGTGTTTGTTCCATCTAAGGAGGAAGATTCTGACCGAATTACTTGTGGGAACGCACTAATCTCTGAAGAGAAGATTTAACAATTCTTAACTAAGAGAAATCTAGATTATACTATATAATAGTAGGCAAACTCTTAGTTATCCTTTCCTTAGTTCAATGGATAGAACCTCTGTCTTCTAAACAGATAATTCCAGTTCGAATCTGGAAGGAAAGACTATTATTCTCCCTTAGCTCAACGGTAGAGCTTTCGACTTTTAATCGAAAGACAAGAGTTCGACTCTCTTAGGGAGAACCAACTTTAAATAATTAAGCTATGATAAATGTAGACGAATTAAGAAACAAAAAGTAGCTCGGAGAAATAGGAGAGCGTATAGCCATTGGTGAATTATCAAAATATGGATTAGATATTTTATTACCAATGTCTGACAATCTACCATTTGATTTTGTTATATATTATAATAACAAGTTTTACAGAACTTAGGTGAAAACTACTGCGAGTAAAACTGTAAATAACTCGTTGAACTTTAGTTTAACAAGTAATAATTATAACAAAGGGACCGTTCACAAATACAACGAGGATGAAATAGATATTATGATATGTTGCGACCTTCATAACATCTATATATTTCCAGAATGTGATGTTGCTAATAGAAATTCTATTACTATTAGGGAGGAACCTCCAGCTAATAATTAGACAAAAGGTATAAACTTTGCAAAAGATTGCATCATATCTATAGAAAGATTAAATTATACTTTCTCTAAGATAGAGAAATAATTCCCTATTAATAGGGAAGTCTTTTTCTTTTATTCCGCTAGTAAACATTTGTTGTGAAACACGTGTTTGCATCTGGGTATAGTCGAGTTGGTAAGATGCTACATTTGGGATGTAGAGACCGCAGGTTCGAGTCCTGCTATCCAGACAAGAAGTAATCAACATTCACTATTAGTACAGCAATTAGGACTGTAGGGTGCCTTTTAGATGAATCCCTGATTACTCCAATTAACAGAGGTGAGTTCCCTTAAAATTGTTACCACGCACTAGTGCGGCTATTAGCTACTAGAGGACTTGGGGTGCCAAGAGGAAGAATTGTAGTAGCTATGTTAATTAGAACAAATCTGTTAATTGCTTTATGGGATAGCGCCAACGATGGAGAGTTGGGACTGACTGTAAATCCGTTGCCTTTAGGCTTAGTAGGTTCGAATCCTACCTATCCCACAATTATGTAAAATAACTTACCAAAAGATGATAAGAATTTCTAGAATTGTAGCTAAGGATAGAATAGCAGATTTGCTAGACTTGAATTTCGTATCTAAGATAACTCTTAGACAAGGTAGACAAGGATTCAAAAATCCTGCAATTTGCAGAGTGGAAATCTATCTCCAAGTAGATAATGATACAGAATACTTTAATAGTGTTATGAGTAACATTGTTGACTGGGGAAAGGAGCGTAATTGTAATATTGCTGTTACCACAGCAAATATGGCTCTACATGATGGATTTATTAAAGAGTCTGCATTTGATGACTTTGATTATCCTATGCCAAAAAAGTATAAGGACTTATGCAGCGTATATTCTGACGAATATTTTAGACTATTTAATAGGAGAAAGATATAATGGAAGACAAATATGAAGGGCTATCTGATGAAGAACTCAAAGAAATCTTCGAAGATATGCAGGCAGACTATTGGATAGATTATTATCAATCTATCTATGAATAAAACCCTATTAGCGAGACCTAGGATATGGATTTTAGAAATATGTATACCCACTGCATATAGGTTAGTCATATTTAAATGAGGAAACCAGGGTTCTCTACTAGGTCGATTCGGGATTGTAACCGGTAATTGGTAGCCGCGCAGACTGTAAATCTGCTCTCTTTTGAGACTGGAGGTTCGAGTCCTCCCAATCCCACACTAATTTCAATATATTATGATGATATTTGTATATTCAGCATTTATATACGTAATAAGCACGTACATAGTTGGCCTTTATATGGCAGTAAATGAACGATTTGTTACAGTTAGAAGACTCGCAATAATGGCATTACCAGTAATAAATACTATATTTGTTATTGTAATACTATTATTTGATATTAAACCATTTATAAAAACAGTTATAAACGAATTTAAAGAAATTACAAAATGACAAATTATGAGTACGGAGAAGGATACTTACCAGAAATCTGGTACTAGTGTAGTATTTCAAAAAGAAATTAAGCAGTGTAGAGAATGTCCGCACTGCTTAATTGTTCCTGACCCAGATCCTAATGACTGGTTCAATGATGACGACGAGAAAGCGCTCTGTAAGGAGTCTGAGAATAAACTAATTGAAGGAATGTTAAGACCTTACGAAAGGGTATTAATTCCGGATTGGTGTCCATTAAAAACTAATAAACAAAAATGAATAGAATTAAGACAAAAGCCTATCTTGAGGTAACTTTAGAGCAGGCACGCGAATGGTATGAAAGCGGTAATGAAGACTTGAAGAAATTAGCTCTTACTGCATTTAGTGAGGAAATGCTAATTCCTTCCTTTAAAGAGATAGTAGAGTCTGAAGAAGATTATGGTTTTTGGAATACATTAGTATGTCCTCCAAGCATGACAGAACAACTCAGTTCTCTAGCTAGTTTACAAATAGTTGCTAACTATCTAAATAAAGGATGGATCAAAACAGAAGGTAATACTGGCTATTTTCTTGGAAGGGGTTCTTCTCTATCTGGAAAGACGGAAACTGATATAAAAGGAGTGTACGTCGTTATGCATCAAAACGTAAAATATCCAGGTGTTGTTTATTTTAGAACTGTAGCTGATGTACAGAAAGCGGTGAAGATACTAGGAAAGAAGTTGCTGCCGCTATTCGAATAATTTGATGGTGTTATTAGTTCAGTTGGCAGAACGCTACATTGTGGCTGTAGAGGTCAGCGGTTCGAGTCCGCTATAACACCCTAATCATGTTTTATTAAATATTATAACGAATGAAAAAGACAATTGAAATTGAATGTCCAGATGGTTATAAACCCATCTATAATGCCGAAACTGGCAATGTTGAAATCGTTCCAGAAAACATTATGGGACGGATAAGAACCTATGAGGATGCTGTAAACTATCTAGGGTGTGTTACTAGAGATACTATTTACTACAATAGATCTGTAAATTCTCTAGCTAAGTTGCAGACAGTCTTGGATGCGCTAAATGAAGGTCACAAGTTCAATCTGTTAACTGGTACTATATGGTATCCCTGGGTTCGCTTCTTTAGAATGAAATCAGTTCCGAAGGATGCAGAAGTCATTGGTCACTTCCGTTATCAGGGCGAGAAATTCGCGTTGGTGGGCGGCGGCGCGTATAATGGCGGCCTTGCGGGTCTCGGCTTTTTCGATTCTATCTATGGCGTCGGCGGTGCCTATTCCTGTGTCGGGATGCTTGCGTGCAAATCTGAAGAGATTGCCAAATACGTATCAACCCAGTTTGGAAAGCTAGTGTTCGATGCTTGTTTTGCAAGACATTTCAAGGGTGAAGAATTTGAATGGCTTGACTAATGAAAAAGTTCCTTGTAATTATGCTTGCTTGCTCTGGATGAGCGTAGCAGCATTTTCTCAGATAACTATATCTCAGGAAGATTATGATAAGTTACCCAATGAGACTAGAACTCAAATTGAGAAGATAACAACAGAGAAGGCTATAAAGGGTGAAATCAAGGAAGTTTCTGAGTATGCAAATCTCGGTAAGGAGATTGGAGTAGCCGTTAATGAAACTTTGAAGGCAGTTGAAGATTCGGCTATAAGAATATCTGAATCTAATCTAGGACAAACAGCGATAACTATTGTAGTATGGAAATTACTATATAAGGAGATAGCTGGAGTCGTAATAGGTATACTACTGCTAGGAATATCTCTATTTTTACTAATAACTGGAAGAGGAAAACTATCTAAAGACGATGAAGATGCTGGCGGATGGATAAGTGTAGTCGGTGGCGCAGTATTCTTTATTTCTTCTATGATTTGTGTATTTGGCTGAGGAGCAGTCCAGGCTATAGGCTGGTGTATTCTAGCTATATTCTGTGTATTATTGCTTCTTGGATGTATGTTAGGCTAACTAATTGGTTAGCCCTTTGGAAGGGTGGCAGAGTCAGGTTTAATGCAACGGTCTTGAAAACCGTCGGGCGGTAAAACGTCCCCAGGGTTCGAATCCCTGTCCTTCCGCAATTAACTATAGGATTGGTGTTAACGGTTAGCACGTCGGTCTCCAAAATCGAAGGTAAGGGTTCGAATCCTTTATCCTATGCAAATATCAATAACTAAAAACTTATGAAGAGAATTAGATTAATTTGTATGATGGCTGTTGTAGCAATAGTTACGGCAGTCTGTTGTTCGTTTACTTCTAGGGAAGACCGAAATCATTTTTCGGTTATAAAGGTATATACCGACCCTAATAGTCACATGAATGTCTATAGAGTCTCCGTTCCTGGGAGAGTGTATTACGTACTTCATAATACGACTCAAGGAGGGTTATGTAAATTACAATGAGCGAAACTTATTATCTCTTAGCAGCCATTTCGTATGGCATTTTTATTGTTCAGTTCATACTCTCTTGGTTTGGTGGCGACACTGACTTAGATGTAGATTTAGATGGAGAATTGGACATGGATGTGAGTGATATTGTCTCTTTTAAAGGACTAGTACATTTTGTAATGGGAGCAAGTGGATGGCTTTGTATTAAGCATTCCGTTTCTCATTCTATAGAATGGTACGATTATTTAATCGCATTAATATGCGGTATTCTTTTTGTGGTTATACTTTACTACTTATATAAACTTTGTTTAAAACTCCAACATCAAGTTATTCCTGAAAAGGGTGAAGCCTTAGTTGGGAGAATTGGAACAATCACTATCCCTAATGATATTTCTGGTGGTAGTTCTGTTATCTTAGTTGAGATAAATGGAATGCTTCAAGAATTGTCAGCTTATGCTGAAGAAGAGCATAAGACGTATAAAAACGGGGACAAAGTGAGAATTTCAAAATTTGAGAATGGAAAGTATTATTTTAACTAAAAAGAATTTTTAAAGATGACAACAGAAACTCTTATTGTAGCGGGTGTTATTGTACTCTTAGTAGTTGTAACTTTTATCGGACTTTTGTCTCGGTATCGTAAGTGTGCTAGTGATGAAATCCTGGTAGTATTTGGTAAGGCAGGAAAGAAGAAGGTAGTTAACGAGAAGACTGGTAAAACGGAGGAAGTTATACTGCCGTCTAAAATCATCCACGGCGGAGGTACATTCGTAATGCCTGTCATTCAAGACTGGGCTAAAATGTCCTTGAAACCTATTCAGATTCAGGTAATGGTAGAGGGAGTATCCAGCCAAATGATTAAGGTTAGGATTCCTGTGACATTAACTACTGGTATAGGAACCGATCAAGTACTAATGCAAAACGCTGCAAGCAGATTCTTAACAGCTAAAACTTCTGAAATCTCAGACCAAATCAAGGATATTCTCATTGGTGAAGTGAGAAGCTTGATGGCAACAATGACGATTGAGGAAATAAATGCTGATAGAATCAAATTTATCGGCAAGGCAAAAGAGAATATTGAAACTGAGTTGAACAAGGTAGGTTTCAGTATTATCAATATTAACAACGCTGATATCTCGGACGATGCAAACTATATCAAGAATCTTGGTCAGAAAGCTGCAACTAAAGCTCTTGCTCAGGCACAGGCTGACATTGCAGAAGAGAAGAAGAAAGGAGATATTCAGATTGCAGAAACCAACAAACAGCGTGAGATTGCCGTAGCCGATGCTGAAAAGGAAAGAGAAACTACAGTTGCTCAAACTAAGCAAGAACAGGAAGTAAAGGTTGCTGAGATTAATCAGGAGAAAGCTATTCGCTTGGCAGAAGCAGAAAAGAACAAACAAGCTGGTATCGCTGAACAGAAGGCGGAACAAGAAGCTAGTATTGCTCGTGCAAACACTCAAGCAGAATCAGCTAAAGCTGAAGCTGAATCTCAGAGAATAGCTAATGTAGCGAAATCCGCTTCAGAGGCTGCTTCTAAGAAAGCTGCTGCTGACGCAGAAGCAGAAGCTAATGTAGCTAAAGCTAAGGCAGAAGCAGATTCTAAGAAAGCTGAAGCTGAAGCTCTGAAGCAAACTCGTATTGCTCAAGCTAAGCAAAAGCAGGAAGCAGACACTCAGAAAGCAATTAATGAGCAAGAAGCTGCTACTGCAGAGTATGAGTCTCAGAAGAGAATTAAGGCTGCAGAAGCTGACAAGCAAGCTGGAGTAGCTGAGCAGAAAGCAACTATTGAAGTATCAAAGGCAAAAGGAGAAGCTGCACAGGCACAAGCTGAAGCAGAAAAGGTAGCTGGTACTTCTAAAGTAGAAGCAAGAATGGCTGTAGCCAAAACAGAACAAGAACGCCAGATTGAGGTTAACGAAGCTGCTGCTAAGGCAGAGGAAGCAAAACTTCAAGCTGAAATGATTGTTCCTGCTCAGAAACAAAAAGAGAGAGTAACTATTGAAGCAGAAGCAATTAAAGCCAAAGCGGTATTGGAAGCAGAAGCAGAAGCTGCAAAGATTTTGAAAGAAGCAGAAGCGAAAGCTGACGCTACTAAACTGCAGTTAGAAGCAGAGGCAGAAGGTACTCGCAAGAAATTGCTTGCTGAAGCTGAAGGTAAGAGAGCATCATTGATGGCAGAAGCTGATAAGGTTCAAGCTATCGAAATGGCTCCAGCCTTGGCAGTTGAGAAGATGATTGAATCTGGCTTGACTCCTGAAATGGTGGTTCAGTACAAGACAGTTGACCAGTTGACAGGTATTGCAGAAGCATCTGCTCAGATGTTTGAACACGTTCACCTTGGACAGGTTACTGTTTATGGTAACGAGAATACCGCTGGTAACTTCATGGCTAAAACTGCTGAGAACTTGAATCCTGCGTTCGACTTGCTTCGCTCTATACCTTTCGCTGATACACTGAAAAGTGTTCTCGGCAAGAAAGAGTTGGAGGAGAAGAAAGCTGAAACAACTGAGTTTGAAGAAGTGAAGTAATTCACAGCGAAGGGGCTTTACAATTTCAATAGTAAAGTATAACAAAAGCCCCTTCGCAATTTGGAGGTATGGGTGAGTGGCTTAAACCACCGTCCTGCTAAGACGGAGGGCCTTCGGGTCCCGCTGGTTCGAATCCAGCTGCCTCCGCTTAATAAAATTTGTTATGGAAGAAAGAATTGAAATCTTTAAGTCTCTTCATAAGTCATTTCTTGATATGCTTATGGATGATACTTGGTTAATGGAAGAGCCTATTGACGTAGCTGAAACAGAAGCTTGCTGGAGATGGGCAATAGAATTAGGAGATGAAACTGTTCCGGTAGAAAAATTTGAGGAAGAATTTAAGTTTTCTTTACAAGATTTAACTAACTGGTGGAACAAAAAAGTATTAGATTTGAGTATCTAATTACATGGGACGATAGCTCAGTAGGTAGAGCGCTGGACTGAAAATCCAGGACGATAGCGGCAGTTCGATCCTGCCTCGTCCCACGCATTGTGTGTTTTTCATGGTAAATATGGGCTTAACGGTTCGAGAGAATAGTTAAGCTAAACTGGGCTATGGTGTAATGGTAGTCACATCAGATTTTGGTTCTGAGAGTCCAGGTTCGAGTCCTGGTAGCCCAACTAAATACAGCTTCGCTAGGGAGACCTAGCCTTGCATACCAAGAGGCGGTAAAGTCAGCTGAATAAATCCGTTGCGGTATTACCTAGTAATAATCTAAAGCTAGCTAAAGAATAACTAGGAACATAAGGGTAGTAAGGCTGTATTTCTAAATTATATAATTATGGATAAGAAGAATTATAGAAAAGTAGTTAAAATCTGTGAGAAAGGCAGATGTAAAGTGAGAGAAAATTCATTTGGAGTTTGTTGGTGTGTAAGATGTGGTAAATTACATTCTGATGCTCCAGCTAAGTTAAAACCTGAAGAGCAAATCATAGTAAAATGAAAGTAATAATTAATAGCTGTTTACTTACAGAGCTACTGAAGAACTTCCAAACTTCTCTAGATAATATGAGAGTTATTGGAGAGACATATTCTGTAGAAGATATGAATGAGCTGGTTGAGGAGTTTTCTAAGTTTAATATAAAGCCTGATGATATTATTGGTAAAACTATAATATTTAAATGTCAATCAATAAGTGCTTATGCTTAACGTAACTTCTTTCAATATTGGGGAGATAACTAGTAAAGTATCTCTAAATACTCCCAGTAGCGGAATAATCCAGAGGTCTCATCCTAGAAGTAAATTCGTAAGATTTCATTCTAGGTCTCCTATGTCAGAATATGCATTCTCTAGTAGACCAAGACTAAGTAAGGATGGGCCGGAAATTGTGGTATTGCAGATTATGGTATTTGGTAATGATGAATTGCTAGTTGAATATGTCTGCGAACAGGAACTAACAGTAGAATAGGTTATTAGACCGGTAAATAACCTTCCGTAGCCAGTCGGACGTTGGGAGCTTATAGTCCTACGATAGTGAGACTAAATCGGACCTATAGCTCAGCCAGGTCAGAGCAGCTAATTATGAGTCAGATAGGGACGTATCCCCTCAAGCTTATACCTTGTAGAAAGGGTAGTTGGTCGCACGTGGGTTCAAACCCCACCGTCCCTACAACTTCTGGATTGAATTTTTAATTTTGCACCAAAACATTTGGTATTATGATTATTTTCATATATATTTGTATATGAATTACAATGATTATAATACACAGAAGTTAAGAGGTTTAAAGCGCAAATTAGAGCTAGTAAAATCTCGTGGTGGTAAATGTGAACTATGCGGCTATGATAGAAACATAGCTGTTCTAGAATTTCACCATATTAATCCAGATGAGAAAGAGTTTCAGTTAGATATGAGACATTTATCTAATACAAGTCTAGAAAGGCTTAAAGAGGAAGCAGATAAATGTCAACTTCTATGCGCTAATTGTCATAGAGAAGTACATAACCCTCACTTGGGAATGGACGAAGTTGAAGATTTAGTTAATACTGAAGCTAAAGATAAGACGTCTTTTGAAAATATGACTGGGTCTGTATGCCCAGTATGCGGCAAAAGATTTCCTAAATCTAAGGGTAAGATATACTGTTCTAAGGAATGCAGAGATGCTGATAAACATTATCCTTCTCTAGAAGAAGTAAATGAGCAGTACGAAATACTTAAGAATTGGGAGAAAGTTGCTCAGCATTTTGGATTAACTCGCAGAGTTATTCAAGGAATAAGAAAGAAAGACTCATAATCAGAAGGTCGGGGGTTCAAAGCCCTCTAGGTCCACACTTGAGCCTACCTAATTGGAATAAAGGTCTAGACGCGTTGGCTAGATTTGGGTTCAAGTCCCAATAGGTTCACATAATCAGATACGGAGAAAGTAGTACAACCGAAAAGACATATCAAGTAATATAGGTTGCCACGAGTATAGTCGGCTTATATTGCGCTCCATGGAACGGGTATGAGGTCTGATTTCAAATAATTAAAAAATAAAACTTATGAATTATCAGTATTTTGGATTGTTCTTAGATGAACCAACTAGAAACAAACTTATGCAAGTTATCATTGGAAATCCCATTATTTGCAATCTGGTGTTCCAAAGAGGAAGTACTATTTATTTAGATCATTGCACTCTTCTCCATAAAAATCAACATGAAGAAAAGATGGCTAATGACCTACAATATCGTATAGATGGTAATTTTCGATTAATTGTAAACAAAATAGGGATTTCTGAGAAAGCAATAGCTTTTGGAGTAGAATTGGGAGACCAATATCTGCCTTGTGCAAATGCTAAACCTCATATCACTATTTGTACAATCAACAAGGGTAAACCAGTAGATAGCAATGGTATTGCAACTTGGATTCCAATTCCAGAATTTAGTATTTATTGCCATCTTAAAGTAGTATAATATGTGGGGAAGAAAGAGTCCTATAGAAGAATATCTGGACAAGCATCCAGATAGCTCTCTAAGAGAGTATAATGAATATGTTAAGGAAGAAGAACGGAAGAGACACCAAGAGAAGGTAGATAGCGATAATAGACATAAAGCACTACTTAAAAGCTATATAGGAAAGTGTTTCAAGATAGACTTCAATGGTATGTCAACAATGTTTTTCAGACTTACATCCGACCCAACAGATCCACGAAGTAGTAGAATCGAAGAGGATGCCTATTCAGTTTATATTGATTCATCTAAGGTACATATGGAATTAGAAAAGAAGAGATATATTAATGTAATGTGGCTTCCTGGTCAAGAAGAGTGGTATGGAAACTCTCACAAAGTTTTTCAAATATCTGAAGAAGACTTTAATAAAGTAGTAGAGAAATATAACGAAATGGTTAAGGTTGCTAAAGAAATAAAAGCAACCTAACAGTTGGGGTAGTGGCGGAATTGGTAGACGCGCTAGACTTAGGATCTAGTGCCGCAAGGCGTGAGGGTTCGAGTCCCTCCTACCCTACAACTTTTATTTATTAAGTAATATGAAAGAGTTAAGTGAAATTATTCAGGAGATGGTAGACAATGGCAATTCCATGGGTCAAATGGACCTAAAAACTGCCATAGTGTTTGTTACAGAGGCTTACGAATCTGGTATGGAAAAGGCTCGTTCTCTCATAACTAATGAACATAACGAGGAGGATTACTAATGACCGTAGAAGAATTAGAAGGTAAGCTGACTAATATCTACCATGAATTTGCTGAAACAATCTCTGAAAATGAGACTGATGAGCAAATAGTTGCCCGTTCTAAAGAGTGGTTTGTAAAAAGACTCTCAGAGGAAACTGATAACAAAGAAGCTATAGAATCTATAGCTAATCAATTAGTAGGATGTCTCAAACAGGCATCTGTTTTAAGTAACCTAGAAAAAGAAAAAATGAACAAAGTTTGGATGTGTTCTGGGTCTACATATACCCAGGTAAGCTCAGGCTATAGCGTTGAGCAGTCTCTCCCAGTTGGAATCTACAGTATTTGTCTGACAATGACAGGTTATCACCTAGACAGATATGCGGATAAGTTTGTATTCCCGTACAAAATGTATGGTTTGCAGAACGAGTTTATTGACCATGTAATTAAGACGTATCACGCTACAGAAGGCAATCTCGGAATTATGCTTACTGGTACAAAGGGCACTGGAAAGACTGTTACCGCTAAGGAACTAGCTAACAAGCTAAATCTGCCCATCATTATCGTAAAGGATATGGGAGACCATAATCAATCTATGATTGAGTTCCTTTCTGGTATTGAAGGAGATTGCATTCTGTTCTTGGATGAATTTGAAAAGAATTTCAGTGAATCGGATTCTACTATCTTGCAAATCATGGACGGTGTTTACAACTCTAAGTATCGCAAGGTTTTCCTGCTTACTACTAATGCCATGACCATCAATGAGAATATGGTAGGACGTCCGTCTAGAATCCGTTATGTCAAGGAATTTGGCAACTTGGATTTGAAGGTTGTGAACGAATATCTGGACGACGCACTTCAAGTGCCGGAAGCTCGTCAAGATTTGCTTGATTTCATTGATTCTTTGACTATATCTACTATTGATATTCTCAAAACTATAGTTAATGAGGTCAATATTCACGGTATAGAAGGATTGAGAAGAGCTAAGAGCTTCTTCAATGTAGTAACTAATGAGTATGACTATTCCTGCGTCAGAGGTTATGCATATGCTTATGAGATTTCTGCCGATAAGAGTAAATTCTCTATTGAGGAGTTCTATAAAGCTGTTGAGAGATTCAACAATCCGATACCGAAGCCTATTGTAGACGATGAGGATAACTGCACTGTTGAGGAAAGAAAAGCTCTTAACGAGTATTATGAATATCGTCGCCACAATTTCCACAGTCTGTCATATTTCTATGTATCCTCGGATATTAAGTTCGCAAATCTGTCAGTTGGAGACGACTTCTATGATGAGGAAATCATTGCGATTGACAAAAAGTTGGGAATCGTAGTTACTAAGGAAAATAATGAGGTTAACTACTACTGGGTTAAAGATCCAAATAGTAAACCGTCTCTGTATCGTAGAGGTACTTACAACTCTTTGGTACTATAAAACTTGGGGAGCTAGTCTCCCCTTTATGTCTAGATGCCCGAGCGGTCTAAGGGAACGGTCTGCAAAACCGTGTTTCGTGGGTTCGAATCCCACTCTAGATTCTACACTAATCTTATTGCTTATGGATAGAGAATTGAGAAGAGAACTTTCTAAAAGAAAGTGGATTTCGAGAGCTAAAAAGGTTTACAACGCTTGCGGTAAATTTTACGTACCTGTTGCCGGGATTAAAGCCAATGTAAGGTATAATGTTCCTATAATAAGGAATAAGGCGTTGAAGGTCTGTGAGTCAATTACGGATTTCCTTGATAGTTCTAAATACGCAAAGATGCTTAAGAATTGTACTTCTCCTTATAGAAGCAGAATGATGCAATATGAATACAAGAAAGAGAATAGAAAGGACAGATATAAAGCAAAAAGAGATATTCAAGAAGGTATTCAAGAATATGAATCTAGGGACAATCTTTCGTGTTCATCCTGCATTTTCTATGATAAAGGCTTTTGCGAAAAGGGATTATTAATGACTGAAAACTGCCCAGAATATTGGGATTAAAGTATGGACAAGTATATTAATGGAAGTTTAGTAAAGAGAGTTTTAGTTTTTAAAACTAGAAAGCATCCTGATTGGGTACATTATGTGGACGATTACCGATTCTTGTTTTGGAAAATACATCGAGATTATTGGTATTATTGGGACCCATGTTTTGGAACTTATACGGAAGAAAAAATGATTTCATCTTTAGAGAAGAGATATGCCTTCTACAAGGATGGAATAGTATATCAGAAACCTCATATCATTTTAGAGTTCTCTAAAAGACATGATGAATCTATCTATTTTGATAGTGACGAAGAAATGGAGGGATGGTTCGAGTCCTTCATGGAAGAATTTGGAAAACCGTTTATTTACATAGACTAATACCTTTATCCCAGTTTAGAGCTTAGCTCAAATAGTGAATAATAGTAGCTATTGGTTAAAACGAGGTGGAGTGCCAGACGAAAGACTGGAATTAACATAGTTTAACTTTGAATCTCCGACTATGCGGAGTATTATTATGGCAGAATTGATTTTCTTAGCTAATGGAAAATGCGACTTGAAGTTCCACGCTCATCCCAAGAATTTCAAAAGGGTTGAGAAGTTCAACTACAAAAAGAACTTTTTCAAGGTTTACGTTGACCGAAACGACAGCGTTTACGAGATAACTCGCTGCGAGGTGGTTACATGGAAAACCATAGAGAAAGGCAAGAAGAAATTTAACGTCCCTGACGAGGTGAAAGAAACTCGTGATGCTCACTTGTTTGACAAAATCAAGGGGAATCCGTTCAAAATCGCTATTACTAAGGTAGCTGGCGAGATTGATATGCAGGAGCTGTTATCTGAGTAATTCGTTTAGGAGAGTATCGTATAACTCTCCTTATGCAGATGTGGTGTTAATGGTTTGAGCACGTCAGACTTCCAATCTGAAGGGGAGAGTTCGAGTCTCTCTATCTGCACATTTGTAGGTATAGCACAACGGTTAGTGCATCGGCTTGCCATGCCGAGGATGTGAGTTCGATTCTCATTACCTACTCAAAATTTAAGTTTTATGAAAATAAAGTGTACAGTATGTAATAAAGAATTTTATTATGGAGACCATAACTCTCCAATGTTTATTGATGAGGTTTGGAACAAGATAATAAATTACTTTAAGCTAACCAATTTTGAAAAAGAAGCTGCAAAGAAATTCTCCTCTTATTACAAAGGGGAGGTAAAGATTATTATCCAGACCACCATGTGTTTATCTGTAGCGAATGTGCGGAGAAGGCTCTAGGTAGGGAAATAACTGATAAGGATATTAATGATTCATTATTTAATATCCCATTTAGAGAGAAGTACTTTAAATCTTAATATCCGTGTGGGTGAATGGTTTAGCCATCAGTCTGCAAAACTGAAAAGAGAAATCTTTAATGAGGGTTCGAATCCCTCCACGGATTCTAATTTTAAATTTAAAAATATGGCATATATTTATTGCATTACAAATTTAATTAATAGCAAGCGATACGTAGGAAAAACTACTACTTCTATAGAAGAGCGCTGGAAGGAACATTGTTATGACTTTTAGAAAGAAAGATGCAACAAAAGACCTTTATATGATGCCATGAATAAGTATGGTGTTGAGAACTTTATGATAGAGGAATTGGAATATGTAGATAGTAACTCTGAATTATCTGAAAGAGAAATCTATTGGATAAAAGAGCTAGGAACTTATGGTTCTAATGGGTACAATGCCTCTAAAGGAGGAGATGGCACTATTCTATACAATCATAGTGAAATTGTAGAATTAGCTAGATTGGGATATACTAGTTCTTAGATACAAGAAAAAATAGGGTGCTGTAAAGACACTATTTACAAAGTTTTGAAGGCAAATAATATAAAAATTAGAAAAAGTAACGCAAAGTTAATTGCTTAGTATGACTTAGCAGGTAATTTTATACAGGTATTCTTTGGTTCCAGAGAAGCTTAGGAATGGTTAATTAATAACGGAATTACTGACAATAAATCTGCATAGAGTCATATTATAGGATGCTGTAAGAATAAAACCAAATCATAGTATGGCTATATTTGGAAATATCTTCCAGAGCCTATTTAATCTTTAAATCACTGTTTCGACATTTTCAGTCTAAATGCCGTGTCTGGAGACGTTACCAACCAGTCGTGCTATACGGTTAGAATAGTCCGTGCCTCACTGGTGATAGAGGCATCCCTGGGTAGCGGATGTAAAGTAGCTGCCAATATCGTGGAGTAGAGAAGTGGTCATCTCGCTAGGCTCATAACCTAGAAATCGTCATAAACGGTTCGAATCCTACCTCCGCAACGAAACTCCTTTTGTGGCTCTGAATTAGATTAATTATTAACAATTTTAAACTTTGATGTTATGAAGAAAGTAATTAATGTTGTGAAGAAAGCTGCTAAGTGGTATTTTGAACAGAGTTCTAAGAGCTATACATGGTTAGTTTCTGGAACTATTCCGCCTCCTTATAGAGGTCTAGAGTAAAGATACTACTAAAAGGTAAGTACCAAAGGGGTACTTATCTACACCCGTGGAGAAAATTAACTATTGGGGTATAGTTCAAAGGTCAGAACTTTTGACTGTTAATCAAAGAATCATGGTTCGAGTCCATGTGCCCCAGCTATTGACCTTATATTAGATTATGCATCAGTGTGATTATTGTTGTTGGTACTACAGTGGAAATTGTGATTGTCCATATGTAATGAAGAAACAAGCGTGTGAAAATGCTTTGAAAACTAAAGAGAGAAATGAAAGACCTATTAGAAAAGTACAAAATGTTTCAAACTCCAAAACTAGCTAATGAGATTTCATGGAAAGACATGAAGGAATTTAACTCTTATATGAAAGAAGTAGTTCGTGATTATAAGATTAAACAGGCTAAATCAATTCAGAGTGCTAGAAACGTAATAATATCCTGACCTGGCAAGGTAAAAATCCATTCGGGGTTTAAGTTGAAGCCAGTCCCTGCGGAATCATAAAGACCTTTTCTGATACGATAGTCGATGAACTGAGAGAGTAGTATGGTTGCGGACTTATGCTACTAGAACATGATTTAAACAAAAAAAACTTATCTGGTGATGTTAGGTTATGGAATCCTAACAGTGGAAATTTATGAGTTATGTCACCAATTAAAAAGAAAATCTCAAACATGGGCCGTTAGCTCAAATGGCTAGAGCGCTGGTTTTGCACACCGGAAGATAGGGTTCGAGTCCCTGCGTGTCCACAACAAAATTAAATAATTATGAAAGTATACGTAGTCGTAGTGAACCATCATCCAGCTAATGCGCCTCAGAACTATAAAACTGAGTGTCAGATATTTCTGGATAAAAAGGAAGCCGAAGGCTATAAGAAAGCCAAGGAAGAAGAATATCCCATACGTTGGGGAGGTGAATACAATCATTGTGAAATATTTAAAAAGCATTTGTAATATCGCGGGGTGTTAGCAGAGGTAGCTAGTCAGGCTCATAACCTGAAGGTCGAGGGTTCGAGTCCCTCTCCCGCTACTAGTAATTAATTAGATACTTAATTTTTAGATTATGAATTACAAAAATCTTACTAAAGAAACTCTCCCCGTAGAGTTTCAAAACAGAATCGAACGATTTAATCGTCTATTCTCAGCTGCAACCGACCATTCCTTTGAAGAGGATGACTTGTTTGAGTATGAAATGTTATGTATAAAGCAGGCTCTTTCATTCTCGGAATTTTTCCAAGATTTCGGTGATGAACAGTATCAAGACTTCTTGAAGCAATATGAGAGCTTATACGACTTAGTTGATGCTATTAAGGACAAACTTCAGTTCTTTGATAACGGACATACTGGAAACTCTATGAGCATGAGTTGGCTTTTATTCCGAACTTATCGAGAAAGACCGGAATTAGTTCCGTATATGCACGGATGCTTGGCTCAGCTCGTTGGGGATGAAGGCTATTATGATGACCGTTCAGATGTTCCAGAACTATGAGCGTAATACAACAGGTCTACTTAGCTGAATCAGGCAGTTCTATTTACATAAAGGGGATTAAACCTGATAAAGAGAATGAATATTCTGGTGAGATTACTCTAAACGGTAATCCCACTAGATTAGAGAGAAAAGAACGTTACCATATAAGTAACGGTATGCTTGTTACAGATAGTTATCATATCCCTATGGAGTTCATTATTAGCTTCTTGCAGGCTAACGGATGTGTTCAAGAAGGAGAAGATGGCAAGTCGTATGTTGTTTTAAGAGAAGTAGAATTTAAATTGAATAACTAATGTTATCAGTATTATATAGCGAATATGAGCTGTGGGGTTGTCCTAATTGTGGGTGCGATTCCGTTATAAGTAGTGGAGTTTCTGGAGGAGGTCTAACATCTGGAACTTGTAGACATTGCAAGTTAAAATTTGAAGTTAGAAGCGAAAATCCAATGGGAATAGTCAAATATGGCTGCCATCCAGAAAATCCCTCAGACCCGAAATCTAAATGGGTTATGGAAAGCGCAATCAGAATTGAACATCCTAGAAAAGGTATTCCTGCATGGAATTGGGAACCAGTTGACGAACGTCCAGAAGAAGGAGAATATTGGAACTCTCGTGGTCCTGGCTATCCAGATGTTTCTGGCTTTGTAAAGACCAAAGCTGCTGGTGAGCGTATTCTAGCTATGGTGCATGAAGTGTTAGGAACTGACAAGTGTAAGACTTATCTAGATTTCAGACCAAGTGAACCAACGTGGATTCAATTCAAATTTCATAAAGACGAGTTTGATATAGAGAAACTAGATTCTCTTACTCGTGATAGTGGAATAATTACTAAAGACATAATCAAACAATGTATTTATGGCAAAAGTAGTAAATAGGGCCTCTGATATAATCCAACTTAAAGACCTAAAGGATGGGGAATTTGCAGAAGTGATAGAATGGTTTGAGGATGGAACAGTATCTAACGGAGATATAATTCAAAGATGTGGACTTGCACTATTTATATTAGGAAGTTGTTCTTACTATCCTGAGATATTTAGTAAGGGTGCTAGAGACTATACTAATACTAAGTTACGGACACTACCTGAGGGTACAACTATAATGTTATAATTTCTTTTTCCAGTTTTCTAATTAAAGATAAACTGGGTATGGGCCTACTTGGATTTGACAGGCGATTACAAATTATAAGGACGTGTAGAGCGCAATCTCTTTAAACGAAGAAAAAACAATAAATGCTACTTATAGCGAAGTAAGAATGGCAGCCTAAGCTGCTGGCTTGTTGGTAAACACTATTAACTAAGTCGGGTTACGGGAGAGACCTAGAAACAGAAGAGGTTGAGTATATTGATATAATGGAGAGCTAGGCTCTAATCCTAGTAATATGCTCTTAATCAGAACACTCTAAGAGTTAGTAAGACTGAATCTCCTACGTCATAAAACAGATGGAAGATGTGTTCCGTGAGATGTGACGAATCTCTAAAGTATCATCCCGTTCTCCAACGTAAATGGAGTGGTGGAACGTTGACTTCGGTCAGCCCTATAGTTTGGTAGCTTGTAGATAAGCATCTAGAGAAATACTTAGTATGGACTCTTGTAAGACTTATAAAACTACCTAAATGCTAGAACTCCCTAGCTGATATAATAAAAATGAGACGCACGTTATCCTTGTAACGAGGGTTGTTTGGACACGGGTTCGACTCCCGTTAGGTCCACATAATAGGGCTATAGCTCAACTGGTTAGAGCACCACACTGATAATGTGGAGGTTATCAGTTCAAGTCTGATTAGCCCTACAAAACCGCCAGCTCACGCGGTATATAAGAAAGGATTGCCGGACTCGCAGGTGTAACGAGATAAATACCTGCATTTTCGAGGCTGTGGTGTAATGGCTTGCATATCACACTGTCATTAAAATTAATTAAACTTATCTGTGAATCGAGAACAATCTCTTAAATTGTATTATGAGAATCCTAACCACTGTAAGGAATGTGGTAAGGTAATCGAAGTACTAGATAATCAGAGGGTCGCAGATGTGAGGAAGAAACAGTTTTGTAGTCATTCGTGTGCTGCTTCTTACAATAATAGAGGTAGGATAAAGCACGATGAAAACAAGATATGTCCTAGATGTGGTAAACCTAAGCATAAAGATTCAGAAATGTGTCGTAGTTGCTGGGAAGAACTTAATGGAATTGGTAACAAAACATTAGGTTATTATACATCTGGGCAGAAGTACTTATCATCTAAATGTCAAGAAATAAGGACTAATGCTCGTAGAGTATTAGAAAGTTCCGAACGTGAGAAAGTATGTCAATATTGTCATAATCATGAATTTGATGCAATACTTGAAGTACATCATCTTAAAGGAATATTAGAATTTGACGAAGACACTCTTATTAAGGAGATTAACAACGAGAATAATTTAGTATGGTTATGTCCGAATCACCATATTATGTTAGAGAAGGGTTTAATTAGTCTGGAGTAATCCAGTTACACCGAGGGTTAGTTCAGTGGTAGAATAGTGCACTGTCTATGCGAAGGTCACCAGTTCGAGTCTGGTACTCTCGGCACTGTGAAGGTTGGGGTTCGAATCCCCCAGTCTCGGCATTTATTCCCCTGTAGTTTAGTTGGTTAGAACACGTGATTTGTAATCTCGAGACCTCGGTTCGAATCCGAGTGGGGGATCTTAACCATTAAATTAGATTAATTTTTATGACTAGATTAGAAAAGTATTTAGTAGCAACTGCTACTGAGATTATCGAAGCGGAAACAACTGTTTCTCGCTACTTTGTCATTGGAAACGTCAAAGTTAGAGTATCAGACCATTTAAGTAAAATGAGTGATGCAGACTTACAAGTGATTATTCCATTGAACGGAGGGACTAAGTATATAGTTACTGTTAAGGATAGTCCTGGAAAATTTCTTGTATGGAATGCAACTCAAATAAAAGACTTTATTCCTTCATTGCAGATTATTAAGGGCTTGAAGGAAGGAGTACAACTTAAGCCAAAACCTAAAGACTCTGCAGTTCAGAAGATTCAGCTAGCATTAAATAATAGTAATACCGATGGAGGTTCGTTAACGTTCGATGGTACTATTATCGAGTCTAGATTGAAAGAAAAGCAACTTACCTCTAAACAGCGGGAAGTTTTCAGGAGAACTAAATCTACTTGGGATATTTCTCAGATTGGAACATTACCCAGTATGATTAAAGTAGATTTGGGATTGTCAAATGGTTCTGTAAACGAAGATGTGCAGATATTTCTAACTTGTACATCTTTAACCTACAAAGAAATTCTGAACATTTATAAAATAATAGTTGTTGATAACCATATGGTTCCAACTATTAAACTGTTGCAAGAAGCTTATAGCTTAATTGTGCAGTAGGATAGCGCCATCATCTAATGGTTAGGATTCAGGCTTTTCACGCCTGCCATACGGGTTCGAATCCCGTTGGCGTTACTATGTACCCCAGCAGCGGAAGTTGTTGGGGTATTTTTTGTTTAATATAATTAATAATTGATGAGAAAAACATTTGAGTTTGTAAAGGTTGGAGGAGTCTGGTTCTATTGGTGGCCAGATTATGACGGAACACCAGAGGAACTAGCAATGGTTGGTGGTGCAGATGAACTTCTTGATTCTCTAGATAATAAGTTTGTTAGATTGCAGATGGTTGACCCAGCTGCAGCTAAGATAACGTTGTCTAAAATTGAGGAGGATGAATGTGGAGCAACTTACTTATGCAAAAGTAAGAATTACAATGACAGGGTATGGATTTGTGCTGTAACTCTATCAGTATTCGGGGAATATCCTCAAAATATTTACCTAAAAGATATGTAAAAAATGAAAACGTTAAATGAGATTTTAGACAATTACAAAGACTATGCCGTAGTTCTCGATGACCGTTTCGGTTCTAGATTAGCAAAGTTTTTAACAGAAGAGCAGTTAGAAAAAATAGGCTTCAAGTACGATGGTGATGAGCCTTATCCAGAGCCTAAGGAATGGACTAGAGAGAATATCCTAGAGCAACTTAAGTCTGACGTGGAGTTTGGTTTTGAGAAGGCTCTAGACCAGAGAGGCATTTCAGCTAGCCTAATGTTCTACGTGGTACTAAGGTGGAATCAAGTTCTAGAAGAGGGCTTAGAGAATTATCCTGAAGAGAATTATGCTATGTATGGGTTGCCTTTGTTTAAGGCTACTGCTGTAAAGTATGGATGGGAGAATCCTATAGGCGACGATAATGGGGACGAAGAGTTCTACAATGAGTAGCGCTATGAAGGAATCTTCTATACTTAAAGCAATTTCTGACGCTATTGAAGAATACGAGGAAAATCAACAAAGACGAATAGACCTGTTAGAGAGTAAAATTCTGCTATTTGAGAGAGAAAGGGAGGCTTTTATTCGGCATTTGAGAGAAGGAAACATTCAATTATTAAAGGATTATCTAGGAATTAAAGATGAGTAAGTACTATTTAATTAAGGAATGTAATAATATTCCTTTTATCTTAGGACAGTTCGATAGTATTGAAGAGGCTGAGGCCGCTCTTCCTTCTACAAATAAGAAGGGAGCTAAGCACTTTGTCGTTTGTTCTACGGAGCAATTAAAGTCAGCAAGGGCGGCTATATCCTACTTACAAGAAGAACTTAGAAAGAGTCGAGAGGAGGTACGGCAATGGAGGGATTTAGAACTTAAAACAAGGCTAGATTTCTCAAACCAAATCTGTGAATTATCGAAGATAGCTAATCTAACTGTAGAGGACCTAACTAAAGTATTGTTATGATAGTAAGTTCTCCTTTTGATAAAGATTTGCTTGGACATGAGATAAGGGGTGTAAATACATCTTACTACGGACTTTCTGCATTGCAGGCTGTAATAAATCATGACGGAATCCGTCAAGATATTGCAAAATATATGTATAGAGACTGCATTGTAGATGGAGGACGAAAAGGAGTAATCATAGGATTTGAGGATAATAATCAATTCTTTGATTACTACTATATAGTCTATGTGCCAGAGCTAAATACTACTGTGTATCAATTAGCTAATGATGCGAGATTTATTAATTCAATTGAGATATGAAAGTATATTATATTTCAATTCCCACGGCATATGACGGGCAAGTCCCTATAAACTATGAGAAGATCTCTCCTCTTTTTCTAGAGAAGAAAGACGCTATAGAATGGGCGGTAACTCAAAATTACTGGGATATTAGATTAATAGAAGAAGAAGTTTTATGAAAAAGAAAGTTTTAATTATCCTTATGATTAGTATTGTATTCGGATTTGCAACTGGTTATTCTTTGCATCATCTGATACATTTCAATCAGAAACAGGAGGAAATGGTATTGCTGCCAGAGCATCCATTCTACTTATTGGATGAAGTAAACGAAGAAGTATTGTACAATACTTTGAAGCATTACGATTTTCCAAATCCAGCAATTATAACAGCTCAGGCTGTTCTGGAATCTGGCAATTTTAAATCGAAACTTTGTAAGGATAATAACAATCTGTTCGGGTTGTATAACTCCAGAACAATGTCTTACTTCAAGTTCGATAGTTGGATAAGCTGCGTGTTCGCTTATAAGCAATTTATCCTTAGTAAGTATAACCCAGAAGAGGATTATTACAAATTCCTAGACAGAATTGGCTACGCTGAGGATTCCTTGTATGAAAGTAAAGTTAAGGAATTGGAATTAGATATACTTAATAAATATGGAAGCTCAAATTGAAGAAGCTATCAAATTTAGAAAGAAAGCTAATTTCAAGATATTAACTAGATTAAGTCAAATCATTGACCAATATCCTTATCTAAGATTTCACCAAATTCTTATGATATATAAGGTTAGTGAACTGGGAGTGGATAAGTTCAATGAGGAGAGTGCATAACTTCTGCAAAAGAGAGCATATAGACTTTGGATTCGAGGTAGAAATCGAAATCAATGGAGAGCTTCATAAGTTCAACTATGATAAGATGGTGCCAGACAGAGAATATATTACGGTAGCAACTATCAAGGTAGATTCTATTGGTAATATAACCCTAAGTCCGGTAATTGCCGAAGGTGCAACCTCATATAAGTCTATGAACGAGTGGGGCATTGATACTATGCGTTTCCAAACTGTTTCTTGCATCATGTATTCTCCAAATTATTGGGAAGGTAATGAAATAGGAAACAAGCACCTATTCTTCATGATTGATGGATGTAAAAATCCTGACCCAGTTCGGGGATTCTTCAATGAATATCTGAGACCCGATCTCGAAAAAGATCATAAGAGAGTATTCGAAGCTATTGGCTCTAGAGCTAAAGCAGAATACAACGATAACCAGTTGAGTGGACTAGGATTCTCTAGTACGTCTCACGACGAGGTTGTAGTTAAAGTTGATAATAAACCATTTAAAATTAAATTCTAATTATGTACAAACAAGCGTCTAAAATGAAGTTGCGCTTTGCAACTAGTAAAGGTAATTTGAGTGTGGAAGATTTGTGGGACTTAAGTCTGCCTGCATTGGACAGACTGGCAGTGTCCTATGACGAAGAATTAGCCAAGAGTCCTAGAAAATCTTTCATAACTAATGATACTCCTAGCAATAGCGAACTGGAGTTAAAGTTCAACATTGTGAAAGATGTTATCACTGATAAGCTGAAAGACAAGGCCGCTAGAGAAGCAGCTAAAGATAAGGCAGCTGAGAAGGCACGCCTGACTGAACTGCTGGCTAAGAAACAGTCTGAGAAAATGGAAAGTATGTCCGAAGATGAAATCAGACAACGACTTGCAGAACTCGGATAATTGTGTCGTATTGAAAACAGTTAGTCCACAAATCTTAGATAAACTAAGGGAAAGTGGATTGACTGTTTGTACGTGTTGTGAATTTCCTGGTACAGCCTGGTTAGTATTCAGACCAAATATGCCTACATCGGATATTCACGGTGAGGGGTATGATTTCGAAGAGATAGGACTTTTTGGAACAGAGGCTGTTCTCAAATACTTCGAAGCTAACACTCCGAATTATGTAGATTGCGGAACTGATGTCGATAAATTTATTAACATTTGTTTGCAGTTTAAATAAGTTAACGGTTTTTAACTTTGAATTTAACACTTGTACTGTTATTATAGTAAGTTGATTAGCGGTACGTGAGTATAGCTAATTACTATGCCCGAATGGTGGAATTGGTAGACACGTCAGATTTAAGCTCTGATGCCCAGTAATGGGCGTGTGGGTTCGAGTCCCACTTCGGGTACTAATTTAATATCAATAATATGGAAAGATATATAGAAGAACTTATTGAAATATATAGAAAAAATACTCTAAAGTCAGATGAAGAATTAGAATCTCTGAAGAGTTTACTTAGAAATGTTCATCGTGATGGATTTATAGCAGGAGAAGAATCAATAATTAATGTTGTGGATAAACTAACAAAACGTAACTAATATGAACAGTGTATTTTTTGGAAATGAAGGGTTGACTTCTACGTCAGCAAACTTCTATGCGAACATCGCACAAGAAATGATTCAAGCAGCACAGGAACGCTTGAATAATGTGAAATTCTTTCAAGTATCTGTAGCCTCTATCGGTGGAGGAGAAAAGCAGTTAATGACAGTAGGACAAAAGTCCCTTGACTTTATAAAAGATGATTTGGAAAAGGTCGCTGCCATGAATAGTTTTTGTGCTTGGGTACGAGAAGCTATTAAAGAGAAAGAAGGAATGATTGGCAAAGTATCTGCTACTATGCTTGATGATTGGGCAGAAAGTCAGGGAATAGGACTGCCAGAGCAGCCTAAGTATCCAGAAGCTCTACCTTCTCCGACTGAAGAGACTATCATAAAGTCGTGGGATATTAACAAGAGAAATAAATTCCTAAGATTAGAGGCGTTTGCTTCTACCTATGGAAAGTATATTCATCCAAAAGGAGCCTTTAGTAAAGCACGAAAAGAAGTTCATGCAGCTGAGAATTGTCCTATCTATAAGGAAGGCTCTGGAAGAGATTTAATTCTCTACTACCAAGACCCTACCATCGAAGTAGAAAAAGTGGACAATATGTTCATGTCTCTTCAAGACACCTATCGTTCTTACGAGAAGGAGTTAAATGCTCTTAAAGCTGAGCTTAAGGAGGAGGTTAATAAACTTTCTAACACTCAAGAACAAGAGTATCGTGAGAAAATGGCTGAATTTAAAGCAAAATACGACAAATATACCTCCGAATTAGGAGAGTTGAGAAGTCGTTTCAATAGTTGGAAAACTTCTGAAATGGAACGTATTTCCAAACTAAAAATCGCTTTGCCTAAGAATCTTTTAGATATTTTCGAAGAGATTAGGAGACAAGGCGACTCTTCCTCTAAGTAATTAGAGGACTTCCGTAGGAAGCTAACATAACATACTTAACAGGAATAATTATGAACAGTATATTCTTAAATCCGCATGGATTTAATCTTTATTCGCTGGCTACACAAAAATTTACAACCTACTCTCTAATTGAGAGTCTTTGTCTTAGTCTTTGTTAGTGTAGCTAGGTCTTTGACTACGGCTTCATCTTTGCCTGCGCGTTAGCTTCCTACATAGCTCGTCAACCACGTGTTGAAGGAGTTACGGAATCCCTTCGGGATTCTAGCCTTTTGCTTCAGTTACAAGTAATCTTTAAACTTGGTGACTATTATCCCAAATTCTCAACAAGATGAAGAGGGAGGTTGACCAACCTAATAATGGTACAAGCTCTTCGGAGTGATAGGAGTGGGGAAAGTATCTGGTGAAGCACAGATACTGGAACCACTCTTTTTTTTGATAGATAAAATGATTATTAACTAATTTAAATTAAGAAAAATGAAGAAAGTACTATTGCTTTTCGGAATGGTTGCACTGATGTCTGCTTGTGCAGGTAATACAAAGACTCAGGCTCCAGAAAACGATTCTATCGCAATCGTTAAAGAAGTTGCTGACACAATGAGTGTAGACACTCTAGGTGTGGATAGTCTTGTAATTGATAGTATTCAGTAATATGGATTTTATCGCAACCAGAGTCAATGAACTCTTAAGTAGGGTATCTCCTATTAAGCGATGGCTTATTTCTGATGTTGCGAATGAATACTATCGAGCAGGATATCAAGATGGTCAGAAACTAGTCTACAGAAATGTGTTAAAGGGAAGCGCATTGAGAGAGTTTATCGAAATTCTAAATCATTGCGGAATTAAACTTAGTTACAACTTACGTAAGGGTGGGCTACTGGTCAGTGTAAGAACTGATAAGTTGTCCAACTTACAGAATCTTGTTAATTGTTACAAAAATGAGCAAAACAAAGAGAACAGTCCTGACAAGGGATGATTGTCCCCCATTGGAGGAACAATACAAAAGCATTATGGAGAACTTTGATTTTGATAAGGTTCTGGAGTATATGCAGTGGGACAAGAGTCATAGAGAATATGATGACGAGGGTCGCTGTATAGGCAAAAGTACATGGAAAATGTATGTAGGTCCGAACGAACACAGAGTTCCCACTCTTTACGAACTATCCAGAAATGCTAGCGTACTACTAAGAGAAGTAATGAAGCTGTACAATGACAACAAAAGTCCTTATCTTTCTATAGCTACTGGACCATTCAAGGTTATTTGCAGATATGGGATGCTGGAACTTATAGCTTGCCTAGAAACTTGGAGTTATGATTGAATTTAATCAGATTTTTTGTGAGGATTTGAAAGATGATTTCGAGGAAGCTGGTAGGCATGAGAGAAATTTCGAGTTAGACGAGTTTATTCAGAAGGATTTAAGTAGAGCATTTGCGTTTGGTTATTGTCATTTAGACTGGATAAAGGAGAAAATGTGGTTTCCTGTTCCTATTAGGAAGGCTTTACGGCATTTAGGAGACGACCTAGAAGATTTTGCTCCTCAGCTTAAATGGCTTAACGAAAAATATGGTGCTATAGGAAAGAGAGTTAGAATTGTTGATTATGCAAACTATATTTTAGATAATATATTTTGTGACAATCAAGACGATTTGCTAAAGATAGCAATATTACTCGGAACTAACATGAGAGTAAATACTGCTGATGAGCAGGCTAGAAGTGTTCACTGATGGAGCTTTTAGCTCGTCTAGAGACACAGGAGGAGTAGGAGTTGTATTCGTAATTGATGGGGAAAAAGCCTATGAATTTAGTAAGATGATTCCTAATACTACTAATAATAAATGTGAGTTGTTAGCAGTAATTTATGCTCTAAATGCAGTAAGTCGTAAAATCGAATCTCTGACTATTTACTCAGATTCTCAGTACGTCATAGGATGTGCTACTAAAGGATGGAAAAGAAAGAAGAATGTAGAGTTATGGAATTTATACGACAAGGTCTTAAATAAGGCAAAGCAATTTTGTCCTAATATAGACTTTTGTTGGGTGAAAGGACATACTTCAAGTTCAGACTTCTTTTCTCAGATGAATAATCTCGCAGATAAATTAGCAGTTGAAGCAAGTCAGGAATATGAAACTAAGAAAGAATAAGAATAAGAAACTTATCAAAGAAGCTATGAAGTTTTATCCATTCGATTATGGATTTGTTCTCTCTTTAGAGAAACAAGCCCTAATTAGAATGTATGAATACTTTAAGGTATCTAGAATTGCGGAAGGCAATGAACGTGTCGAAAAAGAGCTAAATCTAGCACTAAAGCTATTAGATATTGTGCTAGAAATAGATTCTGCGTATCACCATGACTTTAGACCTGGGTCAAAGGGATTTGTAGATAGACACATAAATACTAAAAATTGGAATCGATTCCACTCTAAGGCTGCTGATCTCGATTGGAATACCCCAATCCTTAAAGATTATCTGAGAAGAGAAAAAGCCTGGTACTTATACAACAAACTAAAGTTTGAACGTATGAGGTCTTGGTGGGATTAATTTAATTAATAGAATTATGAAGAAAATTTTTAGTATTATTTGTTTGTGTTTAATGTGCGTGTTTGCTAGCGCACAAGTTGTTGAAACTGGAAGTTTGAAAGATAACTGGTATGTTTCTGGTAATGTAGGTACTACAATTTGGGACAACTCAAGAAGTTGGGCTGAACCTCGTGATGTATTAGTAAATATTGCGGTGGGTAAAGAAATTACTCCTATCTTTGGACTAGAGTTAGATATGATGGCAGGTATGAATCAAGGCAGTGAAACGTTCTTCGATTCCCATAACCTTACAGCTAATGTAACTACTAATCTAACTAATCTTATTTGTGGATACGAAGGCTCTAGACGTTTATTTGAGCCTGTATTACTGATAGGTGCTGGTTGGTATCATACTTATGGTGATGTTTATAATAATGTATCTGCAAGAGGTGCAATTAGATGCAACTTTAATATTACTGATAGTTGGGCATTAAATGTTACTCCTGAGTATATGTTACTTCCCAAGACTTCTCCTCTGAATCATGAGTTTAACGTCTATATTGGTGCTACCTATCGCTTTAAGTCTAGCAAGGGGGACTTTCCAATTATGAAGTTGTATAGTGATGCCGAGGTTGAAAGCCTAAACGCTTCTATTAATGAGTTGAGAGCCAAGAATGAGGAACTTATGGCTCGTAAACCAATAGAAATTGTTAAGACGGACACAATCGAAATTACTAAAGTAGAGCTTTTGACTCCAAAAATTCAATTCCTTCAAAATTCTTCAGAGATTTCTAAAACTTCCAATGTGGCTGTCTCAGAACTAGCTTCCTATATTTCTAATAGTGGAAAAACTTATGTGATTGAGGGATATGCTTCGGAAGAAGGTCCAGAAGAGTTTAATAATAACCTTGCTGTAGCTAGGGCAGAATCTATGAAGAAGGCTCTGATTAGCTATGGTGCTCCAGAGGATAAATTGGTTGTTAAGGGATGTGGAATTACCACTGAATTTGGAGATAATGAATTTAATCGTATCGTAATAATTTCCGAACAATGAAGTATAAGAAAAAAGTAGCTTGGTTAAAAGCAAAGCAAGCATAGTGGGATAAACAAGGAAAAGACTTTCAGGCTGCAACTACCAGACCTGGGTCTATTAAAACTCGATAAATCATGATTGCGTTTATAATTGTGTGCATAATGTTTGCCGCGTATATTTATTATGACCCGTATGTAGATATTACAGAGGATAATGTACTACTATGGTATAATAAAAGCGGCAATAGAGAATATATTATTCTATGGTCGAGAAAAACTTAATTAAGGCATTTGTTGCCGTTCTATTAATCGTTGTAATTTACAACATCAGCTTATGGTTATTATCCGAATCATTGTATGCTGCAAATATCTTGGGGTTGTTACTATTACTAGTGGCAATCCCAAGTTTAGTTTATAGGATATTCAAATATATTAAGAAACATTACTTAAATAAGGAAAATGAAGACAATTATTAAGATTTTGTGCGTATTAACTTTAGTGTTTGGCTTATCTAGTTGTGGCTATGAGAGAATTGATGCTGGTTATGAAGGCATCAAGGTAAATCTATACGGAGATGGTAAAGGAGTAGACGATGTGTCTCTTGTTACTGGTGCGGTATGGTACAATCCTGTTACTACGGCTGTATATGAATATCCTACATTCGTACAGACTGTGGACTATCCTCCTTTCAGTATTAATGCTAAAGATGGATCATCATTTACTGTAGACCCTACAATTTCTTTGAAGATTGTTGACGGGAAATCACCAGAAGTATTTAAGAAGTATAGAAAGGAAGATATTGTAGAGGTAATTAACACTACTTTGTATAATTACGTAAAGAATGCTTTTCGCATTCAGCTGAATAACTATACTACTGATGAACTAGTAAGTAAACGTGAGGAGTTTGAGAAGTCTATAGAAGATAGACTGTCAAAGGAACTCTTGGCTGAGAATTTTCAGCTTGAACAAATGACTTCTGGTCTTCAATATCCACAGACGCTAGTCAATTCTATTGATGCTAAGAATGCTGCAATTCAACAGGCTTTGAAGGCAGAGAATGAAGTTAAGACTATTGAGGCAGAAGCTAAAAAGAAAGTAGCAGCTGCACAAGGAGAGGCAGAAGCTCTTAAGATTAAGGGTGATGCAGAAGCTGAATATAATAGAAAGATTTCAGCATCTTTGTCAGTTCTCATAGTTCAGCAGGATATGATTAAGAAGTGGGATGGAAAACTTCCTACTTATGGTCAGGTTCCCACCTTATTTAAAGATGTAGCTAATAACAAATGATGTATCTAGTAATATGCACTGTGATGGTAATCATCACGGTGCTTATCTTGAAAGATACCCATGTAACCGTTTATTACAATGGGTATAGCAGAAGTGTGGCACTTATAGAAGAAGACTATGACCTTAAAGTTCCAGTGTGGCTAGTTTTAGTAATACTAATCCTAGGATTTATCCCAGTACTGAACATTATGCTATACACAGTAGGATATTTATTCTATATAGTTCATGCTGTGTGGAATCCAGATAAGTTGTCTGGATATACACATAAGTTCAATCTAAGAGGAAATAATTTTCTAACTAGAATAGTGAAGAAGATATGGAAATTCTTAAATGTATGTGTATAACACTGAAACATCTTAGGCGAATACTTAGACATAAGTTTTGGGTAGCTTATTACTGTTTTCAGTTAGGTTTATACAAACAGGGCATCTTGCACGACTTATCTAAATTCGGATGGTATGAGTTCTCTCGTTCTGTAAAATTTTACGATGATGACACATCTCCCTTAAACAAGGAAAAAGAAATTCTAGGATATTCTAGGTCTTATTTACATCACAGAGGAAGAAATCCACACCATTATGAATACTGGGTAACTAAGCTAGACATTGGCGGTGTTCCAGTGAAGATGCCTAAAGAGTATGCTCTAGAATTGGTATGCGATTATCTGGCTGCTGGTAAAGTATACAACGGTAATAGTTTTCAAGGAGAATATAACTGGTGGATTAAGTATATAAATTCTCCTAGGGCTATCCATCCAGAAACGAAGGAATTTATCACTCAGTGTTTTAAGAATTTAGCTAGTGGTAAAGGCATGAAAAGTTTATTAACAATTAGTTATTAAAATAATTTTTAGAATGGAAATAATTAATGCTACAGATGGTTACAAGTTGGGCCATCACAGAATGTACCCCGAAGGTACTGAACAAGTTTATAGTAACTGGACTCCTAGAAGTAATAAATACTTCCCAGAAGCAACCGAAGGTTCAGTAGTATTTGGTATTCAATACCTAATCAAAGAATATCTCATTAAACAGTTTGAGAAAAACTTCTTTAATCTACCAAAGAAGGAAGCTGTGGAGATGTTCTATCGTAGAGTAAACAACTTTGTTGGTATTGAATCCGTTGGGTACAGACATATTGAAGCTTTATATGACCTTGGGTATCTACCAATTCGCATAAAGGCTCTTCCTGAAGGTTCTGTGTGCCCTATTCGGGTTCCCATGATGACCATTACAAATACTCTACCCGAGTTCTTTTGGTTAACTAACTACTTAGAGACTATTATCAGCTGTACCTTGTGGATGCCATGCACATCTGCTACTAGAGCTAGGCTTTATAAGAAAGAGCTACATCGTCATGCTTGCAAGACTGGTTTTCCAACAGATGTAAATCTTGGTTTTTGTTGTCATGATTTCTCAATGCGAGGTATGGCGGGAATGGAAGCCGCAATTATATCTGGTATGGCGCATATGACTTCTTTTGTGGGAAGTGAAACTATTCCAGCTATTGCTGCTTTGGAAGAATATTATGGAGCTAATTCAGACGAGGAATTGATTGCTGCTACAGTTCCAGCAACAGAACACTCTGTAATGTGTGCTGGAGGGGAGGAAGATGAGCTGGGCACTTTCAAACGTCTAATTAATGATTTGTATCCTTCTGGGTTTGTTTCTATTGTATCTGATACTTGGGATTTCTGGAATGTAATTGAAAATTTCTTGCCCAAGCTGAAGAAAGACATTATGGCTCGTGATGGTAGAGTAGTAATCCGTCCTGATAGTGGAGACCCAGTAGATATAATCTGCGGGTTGAGAACTAATCCTCACTTCAATACCAGAATGAAAGAAGGTAAGTATTATTGCTGCTATGCTCCGTTTAACGACGATGCAGAGTATGTTGAAGTGTCCGAAGGTCAATATTATGGGGCATATTATATGCTTGGTAAAATCTTCGGATGGAATACTACTTCAAAGGATTACCGTTATCCTAGCACTAAGGTTGGTCTGCTTTATGGAGATTCTATTACTCTGGAACGTCAAAAGCAAATCTACTTGAGATTAGAAAACGCTCATATGGCGGCTTGTAATCTCGTTCTGGGAGTAGGTTCATATTCCTATCAGTATGCAAGTAGAGATAGTCTTGGGTTTGCTATTAAGGCTACTGCTTGCGTAGTAAATGGCGAATTGAAAGAAATCTTCAAACATCCTAAAACTGATGATGGTACTAAGAACTCTTTGAAAGGTTTGATTGCTGTCTATAAATGTCTGGATGGGAAGTATACTGCTACCGACCAGGTCTCAATCGAGGAGGAAAAAGAGGGATGCTTAGAGACTGTCTTTGAAGATGGTATCTTGAAGAAAGAATATTCTCTTGAAGAAATCAGACAAAGAATTGACCATGGACTTTAATCATCCTTTTGGGAAAGAAGCTTGCAAGAAACGACTATTAGAAGAGTATCATAAATACGGAAAGCTAATAGTCGCTTTCGATTTTGATAATACTATTTTCGATTACCATAATACTGGCGGAGATTATAGTTGCGTTATAGAACTACTTAAAGAATGCTCACTTCTAGGTTTTGAAATGATTTTATTCACCACTGATGAAGATGATTATAAAATTATGGCAAAGCAGACAATTTGTATGCGATTAGGAATAGCAAATATTACTTCTAATACTTTATCTGCTCCAAACATTAGTAGTTCTATATTCTCTAAATCTAAGAAACCTTATTACAATATCCTCCTAGATGATAGGGCAGGTCTGGAAGAAAGTTATGAAATCTTAAAATATGTAGTAGATGAAATTAAACTTAATCAACAAGGAAATCAGTGAAATTAAGTACGATGTTACTAGATTTCCTGATGGAGAGCCTCAGTTTTTCCTTACTGAGGAATTAAACAGAAAGGAATCTATTGATGTCATTTGTAGAATATCTAATACTGAGGATTTATTCCTCTTAGTGCAAGTAGGAGATATTTTAGATAGACAAGAAGTAGAATGGGATTTACACATTACTTATTTAATGTCTATGCGTATGGATAGAGTAATGAGTTTTAATCGTCCATTCTCCTTGAAAGTAGTATGTAATATGTTAAATAGCTTAGGCTATAGAAACATATATGTTCTTGAGGCACATTCTAGTAGAACTTTTCATCTTCTTGGTGACAGATGTTTACCTTGGGAATTTGGACACCACTCTTGGATTCCAGCCCAAAGTAATATCGTGTTCCCAGACCATGGGGCGAAGGACAGATATGGAAGTAACTATTCTCACTATGGTTATTTAGTCTTCAAAAAGGAAAGAAATCTAGAGACTGGAAGAATTGAGTCCTTTGAAATAGAGGAGTCTAAGAATTGCTACTATTCTACATTTGTGTTCATTGATGACTTGTGTGATGCCGGAGGAACTTTCCTAGGAGAGCTTAAGGTTCTCAAAGAGAGATATCCAAATAGCAAGTTTATCATAATCGTATGTCACGCAGTTAATGATAAAGGTCTGATTAATATGTGTAATAATTTTGACCAGGTTATTGTATCTAATTCTCATAGGGATATTAATTATCGTCCCAGCAACGAGAACTTAACTGTAATAGACGTTTGTAAATAACAAAATAAAAATGGTAATTGAAGGTCCTTTTTACAGACTTACTCCCATTAGTGAATCTTCTCCGAGGTTTGACTTGGAATTGTTGTATGATATTGGTGGGAAAAATCCGAGAAAAGAATTTAAAGTGGAAGGCTATGGCTATCCCCTAGAAGCTGCTATAGAGCGATGTCGCCATTATGCAGTAAGAAAAAAGTTCGGAAAAGATGAAGTTATAACTTTAGGTAGGTACTTAGATGAGTTTAAAAAGGCAAAGGAGGAAATTAAACTCGAAGTCTCAGGAGATTCAGGAGATTCTAGCGGAGAGGCTGAATAAGCTTTGTAGATTCTTAGATGAGGAATATGACGTTAATTGTGGAGGGTGTTGCTATATAGCATACTGTCTAGCTAGGCTACTAAGTAGAGATAAATTCAAGTTCAAAGTCATTATTTACGAGGATTATGAACTAGAAGAAAAGTTTAGCGAAGTAGCGAGAAGTCATTATCATTATGCGATTTCTATTGGAAAGTACACCATAAACGCAGCAGATTGTGATGATGACGATAGCTTTTGCAGAAATGTGTATACTGGCGTAAAAGCTTCCGAACTACTATCTCACTATCAGAAATGTAGCTGGAATGACTGTTATAATACTCAAAAGAATCAATTCATTTTTAAGACTATAAAGGTGTTTTATGACGACCTCACGGAGGACTTACGAGAAGGATAAACAAATTGTGCATACGCACGATAAGTTTATCTACTGTAGTTCAGTATATCAAATATGGAGCTGGGGAGCTGCTCTAATGGAAGAAAAATACTACTCTTCTAATAAACCTATTGTATTGAAAAAGAATCAACTATGTTGTAAGAGGAAGAAGTACTCTTTGCATAGATTCTTTGAATTACAATTTGCTCCCGAAGAATATTTAATTAATAACGGTTTTAAAATTGTAGAAAATGAAACAGGATGTGATTGAGTACATGGTAGACTCATTTGTAGACTTTAAGGGTGAAGAACGTAAAATTGTAGCTTGTGCTTTAAGTCAGGCTGCTGAAGTAAGTGAGGATGATTGTGTCTTAGCAGTAGGTTGGGTAGCTCCCGATGAATACATATGCACAAATGATCCGGACTATGCTAGAATCTGTAGAGTAGTAACCGTTGGTATTGCAGTATGTAATCCTAGTGATACCTTCGATTTGGCTAAGGGACAGAAGAAGGCTTACGATAAGGCTCTTCATGATCCAAAGTGTCCAGCTATTTATACTACATCTAGAGGTGTAGCAGGTAAAGTGCTGGTAAAAGCATTCTTGGAACAGGAGCTTACTTTCTTGAAAGAAAATCCAGAGCGTATCATTAAGGGGTATAACCAAATGAAAGCTCGATTCGAAAGAAAAGAAGCCCTCAAGAACGAAATCAAAAATCTCTCTGATAAAGAGAAGCAAGCTTTGAATCTAGCTAAAGAAGGTATAGATGTAGTTAAATGCGCTGAACTGGTAACTAAAGCCAAGGCAATAGGCGTTGAGCTAAATGAACAGGACTAAGTTTTGCTATATCTTAATAGCCTTGATGGGATTGCTAATTATTTATTTGCTAATACCTAAGAAGGAAACCGCAGTTTCTCCGCCTAATGTGCAGGAAATAGTAAGGGATTCTATAATTAGAGATAGCATCTATATAGTTAACGATTCCATCGTGGAGAAAATTAAGTATATAGACAAAGAGTATGATGAGAAAGTATCTACTATTATGTCTAGTTCTGATAGCATCAATTTGTGCTTTTTCTCAGAATACATCGACCGTTACAATAACCAGCGAGCAACTAAAAACAACTAATCTGATATTTGCCGAGCATCAGAAGTTGTCTGAAACTGTTCCGTTATTGAATAAGCGAATAACTAATCTAGAACTAATAAATAAGAGTTGGGAAAAAACGGATTCTCTTCGTAGAGTTCAGTTACTGTATTATGGAAACATAATTGAAGATAAAAATAGATCTATTGAAGGTCTTAATAAGTCTTTAAAAAAGAAGCAGAATGTCATTAAATATGGCGCTGCTGGTTCATGTGTATTAATATTATTATGCCTATTACTGAAGTAATGTTTAAGGACAAAGATGGTTTTCACTACAAACATCCTGAACGTAGCTGCACTAGGTGTAAGAATTACCCTTGCTTGCCTAACATGGATAAGCTGCAAGGAGACTTCGCTTCTTATGGTTGTAGGAAGTTCGAGGATATTAATACATTTGAAGTGTGGAAACCAAAGAAGTAACTTACCATGTCAAATTTGTTGCTGAATGTGAGGACGGGATGGGATACGCTAATTATGTCTTTGAAAGGCTAGAATATGATAATCTAGATTACAAGGATATAATGTGTGTTCGATTCCCGAATTGGAACCAGTGTTCTATGAAATTAGGAGATGTCGGCTATGTTTCACTAAGATACGTAGAAGAAGGCATCGATAGATGGTACGATGGTAAAGATTTTGTTCCATACAAGGATAGTAATATAATTTTCTTGAAATTTATTCATGAAAAGCCTATCATTGAAGATGGACAAATATTATTAGATTAACATTAAAAAGGAGATAAACTATGAAGTATTTTTAAAGAATAATTTATGACTGTATTAGGAGATAAGCTGAGAGAGGCTTTGAGCGATAAGGCAAACGACGTTAATAGCTATGTATGGAAAGGACCTAAGGTAAATGGGGTCCAGGAGGAAATTAAATTGGTAGACGCAGGTTATGACCAGCTGAGACGATTCTACAATCATTGTGAACAAATGTTGTACAACTCTGATACCAAGAATCCGGGTCGTGTAACATTACTCGGAATTGTGTCCGACCAAATACAAAGATGTCGTGCAGAGCTTCTTATTAGATGGCTTAGAGCTGAAAAGCAATACACAAACACACGTTGTTTGGAAGACTTGAAAGCTGTTATCAAAAACAATAAGGAAGTGTTAACTAATGAGGCTATTAAGGTCTATCCAATTGGAGAGATTCTTAATGGAATCCCTGTAGAGTTTAGAGAAGTACCAGTAAGTTTAGTTATGGATGCTTGTTTAGATTCCTTGGGATTGTTTGACAACTCTCATTTGACGCTTAACTTCATTGTAAAAATGGGACTGTGGTTTACACAGCAAGAAATGCAGAAAGACTTGTATCGTAAAGACCCAGTGACAGGTAAAGCTGTTAACAGACTGTTAGTAGTAAGTAAGGAACTTCGTTTGAATCCTTCTATAGCTCTGAAAATCTGTGATACTGGATTAAGTTATGCTGAGTTTAGATCTATGTGTAGATTGAAACGAGATAAATATGCTAACTTAACTAGTGATCAGCTCAGACTGCTATCAAACAAAGTTCTTTATCGCTTCCAAAATCAATGCGAGAACCAGGCTAAACAATGGAAGGATAAGATGGAAGAAATCAAGAAAGTTGCAGAACTTAAAGGATGGGACATCACTAGGAATATAGATTGATGAAAGACCTCTTTACTCCTGTTACTCGTGATGAGCGACAGGAGCAATGTAAGAGAGCCTGGTTATTACATAAAGGAAGAGGCACCATAGAAGCCTGTACAGGCTTTGGTAAAACACGATGTGCTATTAATTGTTTAAAGGCTGTTCTATCTAAATATCCTACTATTAGAGCATTGGTAGTAGTCCCCACGGAACTTTTAAAGAATCAGTGGATAGATATATTAGATAAGGAAGGTCTAGGGTTAAATACAGAGGTGCAAGTTGTAAATACTACAGCAAAGAATGGATACGAATGTGACTTTTTAATCATTGATGAAATCCATAGAACTGCTGCTGAGACTTTACAATTTGTATTTAGTAAGGTTAAATACAAGTTAATTCTTGGACTAACTGCTACTCTGGAAAGACTTGACGGTAGACATACTATAGTCGAGAAATATTGCCCTGTAGTTGATAGTGTAACTATTGAAGTAGCCAAAGCCAATGGTTGGGTATCTGATTTTACTGAATATCAAGTAATTATCACAGCAGAAGACATCGAAAGCTATCGAGAGCAAAATAGGGAATTTATAAGACATTTTGAATTCTTTAACTTTGATTTTGGACTCGCAATGAGTATGGTTGGTAAAGACGGCCTCAGAAATAGGCTTAATTACAGAAATCAGATTTGTAGTAGTTCGGATAAAGCTGAGCTGTCTAATGCTTTGAAGCAGATTACCTTTCATTCTACGGCTTTTATGAGAGCTTTACAAGCTAGAAAAAAGTTTATCCATAATCATCCGGCTAAATTAGAAGTGGCTAGGGAGATTATTGCTCACAGAGCAGACAAGAAAATTATTACATTCTCTGCCAACACTGCAATGGCAGAGAAGATAGGAGTAGGATATGTTTACACTGGCAAAGAAAGTAAAAAACAAAACAGAATTACACTTGAGGAGTTCGCCCTACTAGACAAGGGCGTGATTAATAGCTGTAAATTGGCTATTGAAGGTTTTGATTGTCCCGGTCTATCGGTCGGGATAATGCTTGGAGTTGACTCTAGTAGCACAAAAAGCACTCAAGCCGCTGGTAGGGTCATTAGAAAAGAAGGTTCTAAATACTCTGAAATATTCACATTAGTGCTAGAAGATACCGTTGAACAAGAATGGTTTAAGAAGTCTCATCAAAAGAGCGAGTATGTTACTATTGATGTAGATAACTTACGAAAGTTACTTAATGGAGAGCCTTGGGAACCTTACAAGAAAAAATTGCAGAATTTTACCTATCGTTTTTAATTATGGAAACTTATTACACTAAAAAGAGTTTAATGAGATGAAGTCTGCTTTGACTAAGAAGTGCAAAGCATTGGAAACTAAAGTTAGTAAGCTTACCGCTGAATTGAAGGAATTAAAGAAGGACTATGCAGTACTTCTTGAAACTGCCAGCGAAAAAGTTGAGGACTAAAGTTTATCACGTAACCAAGTTTTAACGCTTTAACAAGTAAACTAGACTTGGTGTATAGATTAGTAGAAAATCTATTAATTTGTACACGTGAAAAATCTTGAACTGAAACAGCAACTTTTGTTTTGTGAAAAATATAGCATAAACCCAAGTGAGCTGTTGTTGTTAGAAATTCTTCTTATCGCCCAAGAGGGTGATGAACCCGAAATTGTCCACGAGTATTTCTCTTCTAGAGTATGCGCTCGTGGTTTTACAATAGAACTATTAACTGGACTTCGCGATGCTGGAGTTATTCATAAATCCTATAAGATTCCTGAGAAAGGGTCTGTATTTAACCCACTAGATGTTCCTCTAAATAAGTTAGTTGTGAAAGACTTTTATAAGTGTTCATTCGACTTAGGTAAGGAATTGTGGGATACTTATCCATTATTTGGAATAGTTAATAATACACAAGTGGGTCTGAAAAGCGTATCTAAGAAATTTGATACAATTGAAGACTTCTATAGGTTTTATGGTAAAACTATCAGATGGAAGCCAGAAACTCATAACCATATTATAGAGTTAGTTAAGTGGGCTAATGAACACAATATATTGTGTACCACAATAGCTAATTTTGTAATAGACCATAAGTGGGAAGAACTAGAGGCATTAAAGAATGAAGGCGGAGTTAATTATGATTCTATGAGATTACTATGATTTCTGATAAACTTCTCAATGAAATTGATAGAGGTAGACAGGGACTAAATCATGGTATTTCTATGAAACTTCCTAAGCTAGAGAGTATTATTGATGGAGTTACTAGGGAAACCTATACTTTAATTCTATCAAACTCTGGTGCAGGTAAGACTTCGTTTGCCTTATATGCTTATGTATATCGACCACTAATGGAACATCTTGATGATGATGATTTTAAGGTATTGTATTTCAGTCTTGAAATGGGAGAAGTAGCTTTGTATATTAAGCTGTTATCCATATATATATTTGAGACCTATGGAATCCAACTATCTTTTAAGAAGATATTGTCAAGAGAAAAAGAATATATTTTATCTGATGAGCATTATGACTTAGTTAAGCAATGTATGCCTTGGATAGATAAGATTAGTAAGAAGTTAGAAATCTATGACAAGAAGGTAACTCCGAAGAAGGTATATGCCATCTTGAAAACTAGGTTGGAGGAAATGGGAACCTTTTCTGAAAGTGAAACCCGCCTCGTCTATACTCCAAATAATCCTAATCTTATTTATAATGTAGTCGTAGACCATATTGGTCTTGTTGGTACAAAGCCTGATATTGATTTGTTGTCTAGCTATCTTCTTTTTCTTAGAGATAAGTGTTTTATTAGTCCTGTAGTAATACAGCAAGCTAATAGAGAGCAAGGAAATATTGAGAGGTTTAAACAAGGCAAAAGTGCGTTTACTATTCACGATGCTAAGGATTCAGGTAATACTGTGCAAGATTGTAATATCATGATTGCATTGTATAATCCTCACAGAGATGGATTGAAGACTTATAAACATTACAATATTGAGTATCTAGGCTCTTATTATAGGAGTATTATGGTACTTAAGAACCGATATGGGGATTGCGATGTTGAGGTTGGAGTAAACTTCTTTGGATGGATTAATATGTTCTACGAGCTGCCGAAGCCCGATGAAATTTATGATTATGAGAGATATACAAGTCCAAACTATATATTAGAAGATAATAGTTCTATTGTAGAACAGGAGCTAGATGATATTACAGAATTAGATAATTCAAATTCGAATTTTAATTTTGCATTAGAATAATGGCTGCTGAAACAATTGCTATCGTAGGTGAATCAGGTACTGGAAAAAGTACAAGTTTAAGAAATCTTAATCCCGAAACTACTTTTATTATAAGTACTACGGGTAAACCCCTTCCCTTCCGTGCATGGAAGAAGAAGTATATTCCCATCAAAATCGAAGGAAAGAACGTGAGTGGTAACTACTATGTAAGTTCAAAGTGGGACCAAATACTGAAAATTCTTCAAATTATTGATAAGATGATGCCACACATCAAGCAGGTAATCATTGATGACTTCCAATATGTTCTCTCTTATGAGTTCGTTGATAGAGCAACTGAAGTTGGTTATACTAAGTTTAGTGAATTAGCTCAACACGCTATGGAAATTCTGAGATATTCAGAAAAGATGAGAGAGGATTGCAAAATGATCTTCTTGACTCACTCAGAAAATGTTGGAGACAACGTTAATCCTAAGTATGTTATCAAGACTGTTGGTAAGTTGCTGTCTGAAAAAGTAACCTTGGAAGGTTTGTTTACATATATCTTCTTTACTAAAGTAAACGAAGGAGACTCCGGTAGAATGGAGTATAAGCTTATCACTAACAATGATGGTAGCTGTGTAGCAAAGACTTCTTTGGGAATGTTTGAAGACTTAGAAATTGATAATGATTTGGATGAGATTATTAAAGTTATTGACGCTTATAACGAAGGGGAATAATGAAATTAGACATACTGTTTCACTATGATGTGAATGAGCAAACGGGTGAAATCACCTATATTGGTAAAGAAGAAATCCATGTTGACACCGTAGCTACTAAGAAAGCTGCAAGTAGTAAATCTTCATCTGCTAAGGTAGATGAAAATCCTGAACCTATTATTACGCTTGATTCTAACAAGTTGATTTTGACCCAAGGGGCAGTAGACTTGTTACAAGTCTGTGCAGATTGTCGTGTAGACATCAAGTATAAGAAAAAGGATAAGAAGGCAGTTCCTATTATTGGAACCGATGCTGCTTTCGGTACTAAGGCTGGAAACAAGCTGACTAAAAGTAATACTGTAAGTTATAGAGGAGCTGCTAACGAAAAGCTTTCTGCTTACGGTACTGTCTTTAAGTTGGAACCTACAGAGGATAAAGGAATTTATTATCTGATAGGAGACAAGGTACAGGAGTCAAATCCTGTGCCGGAAGAGATAATTGATATCGAAAAAGAACTCGATATAGAAGCATTAGATAATTTAAACATAGACGAAGATGACAAAAACTTAGAAAAATTTGATTTTAATTTGAATTAATTATGGCATTTAATTTTGGTATATCAGCAGACTCAGCAGTAAGAAACACACGTCGTCCTTTAACCCCTTGGAATATCCATGATGTAAAATTCATGGGTTGCGAAATCAAGGAATTTGATGGGAAGAAGGACCCAACAGCCCACTATAAAGTTTTGTCTATCAATTTTGAGAACGAAGATGGTTACTTCTCAGTAACTCAATTCTTCCCGAAAGCTGGTGATGATGAGAGACGAGAATTTGATAGTAAGAATGGTGGAAAGGTAGTGATGCCCTCCAACTTCGAAACTTTGATGGCTGTAGTTAAACAGACTGCGCAGGTTCTTAACCCTGCAGGATTCGAAAAGATGCAAGCAGCTAGCTCTAAGTTTAAGAGCTTCGATGATGTAGCTAAGGCTCTGATTACTATAACTGAAAAAGTTAAAGGTACAGAGACTAAGTTGAAGTTGATTGGTAGAAACCGTGATGGTAAAGTAGTTGCTGATATACCTCGTATCGTAGGTATTAACAAACAAGGTGAGTCGTTCATCTCTGATAACTATATTGGTGACAAGCTGTTCTTCTCTGACTATGAGGAGGGAGAACGTCAGAAGTATCTGAAAGCTAAGCCTACCGAAATGAAGTCAGAAGACCCGATTGCAGATGTTGCCGGTGTAGATGCTGCACCAGGAAATGACTTCGATCTTGACAACTTGCTATAATGATTTGTTAGTAGAGTAATTCATAAATTCCTTAGTGACTATGTTTGATTATACTTTTGAACCCAAAATTACTAAGGAATTTCTTCTATCTAAGAACAATGAGGAGACTTACATGACTTATTATCTGGGTATTCCAGTTAAGAAAGGACTGTTCAAGTCTCCTTTGCGTAGTGACAGTCATGTCACCTGCAGCTTTTTTAGAGGAAAATCTGGAAACTTATATTTTAAGGACTTTGCTTCCGGAAAATGTTTGACATTCGAAGGGGTAGTTATGGAAAAGTATAATTGTAACTATCACACTGCTTTAAAGATTATAGCTAAGGACTTTGGATATACTAAGGATTCTCCTGTAAAGAAGATTGCAGTAAAAATCCAGCCGAAATTTGAGGAAGAAAAACAAACCTTCATCCAAATAGAAGCTAAGGAGTTCTCAGAACCTGAGTTGAAGTGGTGGGGAAGCTTTGGTATTACTAAAGATATTCTACATAGGTTTAAGGTATACAGTTGTAGTACTGTATTCTTAAATGGAAATATATATGCACAGTCTGCCCAACATAGTCCTATCTATGGATATTATTTTGGGAAGAAAGAGAACATCGAGCAATGGCGTATTTATATGCCAAAACGAAAGGAGTTTAGATTCATAGGTAATGTTTCTACTAAGACTATTCAAGGCTATAAACAATTAGCTAAGACTGGAAAACTGGTAGTAATAACTAAGTCTATGAAAGATGTAATGTGTTTATATTCTTTAGGAATACCAGCTATAGCTCCCAACTCTGAGACTCAGTTTGTTTCTGACAAAGTTTTAGAAGAATTAAAGCAGAGATTCAAATACATTGTGTTGCTATATGATAATGACCTAACTGGAGTTCGTTTTACTAATAAGATTAGGAAACAACATCCAGAATTAATCGTATCAATGATTCCCAGAAACACAGGAGCTAAGGATATAAGTGATTACTATAGGGACTATGGAAGAAAAGCTACTCAGGAGTTGATTAAGTTAACTATTGACAAATTTAAAAGAAATGGTATTTTACGTAGTAATTAATGATACTGGAGAAAACTTTATTTCTGGAGACGAAGAAGCACTAATATCCAAATTTCCTAGACAGACAGTATATAGGTGTGAGCTTCCAGCCGGAGCGTGTGTAAATACACAAGACTTATTGGACTTTATAAATGAGCAACTCGTTATTGACTAGAGAAACCCTAGAGATGTAAAGTTAATGAAAAAATAAATAGAATAAACGGAATGAAAAAGTAGACTAATACAAGTGTTACAGCTACATTTAAAAATGGAGAAAAGAAAACCTTCGAAACTATAGAAGAAGCCTCAGAAGTAACTGGCTTAGAGATAAACTCTATTAAAGCTAGGGCTAATAAACCTGGCTCTGGAGCTAAATCGAAAGATGGAATTACCTTTGAATGGGCAGATCCTGCAGTTAGAAGAAGTAAGCAAGCGAAGAAAAGTAAACAAAAAGGTTCTCAATATGAGTTAGAAATAATTCATAAATTGAGAGATGTTGGATATGAAGGATGTGTATCTAGTAGAAGCCAGAACAAACTGGCTGATGCTGACAAAATAGATATTGTTGATATGAACAATGAACTTCCAGTTAATATCCAAGCCAAGTTTACCCAAAATATGCCAAACTATTTTGACATTAGGGACGCTTGTAGTGATAAATCTAAACCGTTCTGTATATGTTGGAAGAAGGCAGGAAAGAACGGGGCACCTAGCGTGGGTCAAGTAGCTGTAATACCTATAGAATATTTTTATGAATTGCTTAAGAAATGAAAAAGTTAATAGTTAAAGGTCCAATTCCTACGATTAAGAACTGTGTAGTTAATGACTTTGATGACGAGTATGCCCTCTATTTGAGGACAGCTAAGAAGAATTGGAGAACTGAGGAAGCATTTTCTCTAGAATTTGACTCTACATTATCTGATTTGAAAAAGAGTCACTTTGTCTACGTGGATAGAGAAGACCTTGAACTTTTAATTAAGAAGCGATTAAATGTTATTGAAGTAATCGAGTTATGAACACATATTTATTTCCATGGCATACAGATGAAGTCTGTAGAATTGGTAAAGTGGTAGCTAGAAGCTACGAGGATTGTGAAGAAAAAATAAAGAGTATGTATATAAATAAGTACGACGATTTAGATGATCTTCTGGATTATGATGATTTCTGCGAAGAACTTGCCGATAAACATGGGATATATTTAGGAGAAGTATCTGAGATAAATGAATTTATGTAATCCATTAAGGATAGCGTTAGACTTGGATGACACTATCTTTGACTTTTGGGGAGCTTACAAGGCTCTATTTCCAAGGGAATCTGATTTAGTTGAACACGTAATTACACGGAACGTAGTAAGTCTTCGCTATAATAAGGAGTTTTGGGAAAATTTACCCTTGCTAGAGAAACCAAATTTTGAACCATATATTTATGCCACAAAGAGAATAAACAGTAAGGTTTATACTAGGAATTGTCTAGCTAAATACAATTTACCCATAAGACCTATTTATCAAATGTATTATCAGCATGGAAATAAGGCTGACTTGATAAAAGGCAAATGCGATGTATTAATCGACGACAGTATTAGTAATGTGACTATGGCAATAAACTCTGGACTTCCAGCATTGCTAATAGATAGGCCACATAACCAGAATGGAGATCCTTTATTCCGCATTTATAGTTTAGATATTGACGAAATTAGATTTGCATATGAATTAGAATTAGCAACTTTAGGATGGAATTAAAAGATATCAAGCTTAGGCCGCTGCTAGACACACTAAGATTGGAGAAGATAAGTGATAAGGTATATTTTTCTGAACAGTACAGTGGATACGTTAGTAATTCCCGTTTAGGATTAATTAATCCTCGGCAGGATGGTAATCCAGATAAATTCTTTACTGGGTTTAAAAATACTTTCTCTTCTGCTCTGGAACTTGGAAGTGCTGTACACGAATTGGTGCTACAGCCAGATAGTTTTGAACTGTCAGAAGACATTGGTAAACCTACTGCAAAGTTAGGAGCAATGGCTAATGAACTCTATCCCGTTTTTCTAAAAGGAGAAGTGACATTTGACGATGTAAAGAAAGCATCAGACAAGGTCGAATATTATAAGGGAAAGCTTACCAAGGAACTAGCTAAATCTGTGATTGAAGCTTCTACTAACTATTGGAAGAATAGACAGCTAAAAGAATTTGATTTAACACAAGATAAGGAAATTATATATCTTGACAACAAATCACTAGAAATCGTAAAGTCTTGTGTATCAGCATTAAATAGCAATAAGCAAGTGCAGAAACTTTTACATCCTGAAGGGATAACTAAAACACCTATTTCTGAAAATGAGCAAGCTATTTTATTGGACGTGGAGGCGACCTGCCCTAATGGAAAAAAGTTTATCTTACACCTGAAGTCCAAACTAGATAATTATACAATAGATACAGAAACTAACACTATTGTAGTGAATGATATTAAGACGATTGGAAAAATCGTTAGTGAAATTGATACCAATATCAATAAGTATCACTATAGTAGGGAGTTTGCGATGTATTTATACCTTCTGAAGTTGTGTGCTGAAAAGTTCTATAACTTGGAGAATCCAAAATTGCAAGCTAATTACTTAGTAGTTTCTACCATTCCGAACTTTTATAGTAAGGTTAGGCCAGTTACTTATTTGGAATTGCGACAAGGATTTCATGAGTTCAAGACTCTTTTGAAGTATGTAGCCTATCAGATAGGTTATAGAGACTATTCTCTTGATGAACGACCTTCAAAATATCAGCTTTGAACAATTGTCATCAATTTACTCAAAATACTTTACCTTAAACTACCTAGGGAGCAATATGGGTGATAAACTAGCCTGTATTGCTCTTACTTGTTATATAACTAATGAGTTAAAGAAAAAAGGTCAAAAGGTAACGTGTTATGATGTTTTATTGAAAGTCGGAAAAGATTTTAGGGAGGGAGAAAAAAATACCTTTCTGAAGTCTTTAGGGGCTATCTGTGAGGATTTAATGTATGGGTGTACCACTTTTCTTGACTTTGGTATTAAGCCGAAAGATATGCCCAAACAGCTCCAGATTTTGCTCGACAATTATGTACCATTTTAAGAGATTTTTAGTTAAGAGGATTTTAACGTCCTTTAACATAAAATTAACATTTGAAGATTAGGGTTTCTATGTATGATGTAGTATAATTGATTACATCAGTAAGGGAAACAATACTGATTAGATACGGAAAAATAATTTCAGATTATATGTTAATGATTTATGTTTAAAAATTTTATTTATTATGAGTACAACGATTTTGAATTTTAAGAAAGTAGAAGTAGTAGCAGAAAGCAAAGAAGCAGCAATCGCACAAGTTGAAAGTACATTATTCCATGTAAATGGTGATGCAACTCAGGCTTACAAAAATTGGAAAGCTAAACAGACTAAGGGTATTACTGAGCGTGATGTAAAAGAGTTTATGCTTGAATATCTCGCTAAGAAAGGCAAGAACTGCCCCGGTGCTGGTTATCTGATTACTATCGAATCGTCTGTTGCAGACACTCGTGAGCGTCCGTACAAGATTGACGATGTTAAAGGTGATGGAAAGCGTAAGTTTAAGACTTTCTACAAGTGGATTGACAAAGAAACTAAGACTGTTGTTTGCCAAGTTGATACTAACAAAGCTGACGCTAAGAACGCAATCAAAGAATTGTATAAGAGCGGTAAGTATAAAGGAAATGCTGAGTTGGTGAAAACTAAGGATGTTGTTGAAGGACAGGCAGTAGTAGCAACTGCACAATATACTCCTTCTAAGAATACCAAGAATGGTACTTGGTTAGCTTTCGGTATCGAAGCCTAATTTCTTGAAAGATATACGTTTAAAAGGAAGATTGCCTAAGGGTGGTCTTCCTTTTTTATTTTGAGATAAGCAATATTTAATAGATATTAAACGTAATTTAATTATGGAAGTGTAACAACTAATTAACAATTAAATGGAATTTACTCCTATAACAGGACTTCAGATTAGAATTAATTTCTATACAAACAGAGGTTGTGTGCTTGAAGATGTAATAGAAAATCATTTCTATAACTATTTTAGCTTAGTTAATCCTCTAATAATCGGAAGAAAAGAATCCATCGCGGGAAAACCTACAGATGGAATAGTTAGGTTCTATGATGAAAACCGGAATGTCAAGTTCTGGATTCTTCAAGAAACTAAAAGAGATATAGGTATTAACTCTGTTTTCGTACATAGGTCTTTATTACAGGCTATGATGTATTTAGGAAACGTATATTATGATACTAGTACTCATTTAGGAGTAGATAATTTCAATGGAGTATTCCTCGATTCGGCAAGGTATTTTTGCTACATTCCGAGAAAGGAAATAGATACTCTAATGGAAAAATTTGAACCTTTATGGCGCAAATATTTTCGAGTTTCACCTTCCAAAGCATACAAAGAACCAGAATTAGAGAGTTTTGCAGAATTAGCTATGTATTCTCTAAGGCATAGGGTTAAAGCATTGGATGAACACTTTAGATTAGACCTCCTATTAAAGGAGATTTACTATAATAATGTTTAAATATGGAATTGACGATTGAACAATTGATGCAAGGGAAAGCAACTAGAATTAAGGATAAAGAGTATTTTACTACTGAAGCCTATGTAACTCCGTTTATAGACAGAGTATCTAAAATGACTGATAATTTTATCATTAATGCTAAGCCTGCTGACCAAATATCGCTTACTAAAGATGGGGAGATTAATTTTGATGATGTAATATACAATAGAGTTTGGATTCAAGGTGTTTTGCCAGACGAATATGCTTGGGATAATCATAAAAGAGTGATTAGTATGATTTATGCCCTTGACACTCGTAAACCATTAGTTAAGTTCTATGTAGGAGCTTTAAATATGGCTTGTCTAAACTTGTGTGTATTTAATCCAGAAATGTTAAATGTTTCTGAGCTAGAGCCAGAATCTGCTATTAACTATAGCTTCTTAAGAAATGCTATGTCGATGACAGATGAAACCAACTTAATGCTTAAGAAACTTTCAGAGATAGAGTATAAGAAAGATGATATATATGCTGACCTAGGTCACTGGGTTGACAACTGCATCAATTCTAAAATCAACATGGGATTTGGTTCTGTAAAATTAGCTGAATCTGCTCCGATTGATGTTTATAAAGATTTGTTTTATGATGAAAAATCTAAGTATTATACAACAGACAATGTTGTAGATGGATTTACCGTGTATAACGCATTTACTGACTTGATTACCCAGGATAAGAGAGACTTAGTAAATAAATTCGAGAAGACATTGTTAATTAAGGACGTAATGGGTATTTAATATGCAAGTAGTAAAGAGAGACGGAAGTTTACAGGAATTTGACGGTAATAAGATAGTAGAAGCAATATCTAAAGCATTTAATGCTTGCTGTCCTGAAGAAAATAAAGAAGTCATTACAGCTATGGTGGCTGATATGCATTTATGGGACGGCATTACTATAGAAGAGATTCAAGACGTAGTAATAGAAACCTTGAGGGACTATGGTTACGACGATGTAGCCTCAGCATATTCTCAGTATAGAAGTGAACAATCTAGACTTAGAGAAATCATAGCTAAGATTAGTTACCAAGATAACTATATTAATAGTTCCGAAAATGCAGCTACTTCATCTGAAACAGATGGAAATGCTAATGTTGTATCTAAGAACGTTGCTACATTAGAGAGTGAAGATAGAAAGCGCGAGAACAGAGAAATTCAGCGCTATCGTATGAAGAAGAAATTAAAGCTTCTTTATCCCGAACTCTCTTCTCAATATTCTAAAGACCTAGACAGTCATATTATTTATACCCACGATGAGGCTTCTACGTCAGTACTTAAACAGTATTGTATGGCAGTCTCGTTATACCCCCTAATGTTAGAGGGAGTAGGTAATATTGATGGAGTTACTCCTGGCCCTCCTAATGATTTGCAGTCATTCAGTGGACAAGTTACTAACTTAGTATTTCTATTGTCCTCTCAATGTAAAGGAGCAGTTGCTGTAGGTAGCTATTTTATTGCACTTAACTATTATATTATTGCTGAATACGGAGAAAAGTGGTATGAGAAGCTCGATTGTATATGTACTTCGGAACATTCTCTTATTAAGAGAACTATCGAAGACTCCATCCTTAAAGCTTTTAAACAGTTTGTTTGGGGAATTAATCAACCTGCTGGAAACAGAAGTTATCAATCTCCCTTTACTAATGTTTCGTACTACGATAAGACCTATTTTGAATCTCTATTTGGAGAATTTTACTATCCAGACGGAACTAAGCCAGAATGGGTAGCAATTGATACTTTACAGAGATTGTTCATGTCTTGGTTTAATAAACTTCGCTTGAAACAAGTTCTGACATTTCCAGTAGAAACCTTTGCTATGGTGCATGACGGTAAAGACATTATAGATAAGAACTATAAAGACTTATGTGCAGAAATGTATTCTCAAGGTCATAGTTTCTTTACCTATATCTCAGACAGTGCAGATAGTCTTGCATCTTGTTGTCGTCTTCGTAATGAATTAGCTGAAAATACATTTAGTCCTACCTCTGGTATGACTGGTGTAAAGACAGGTTCTTGTAATGTTATTACTCTGAATATTAACAGAATTGTCCAAGATTGGGCTAGACAAGAAACTACTTGGTGGAGTGAAGATGGAGACAAAAATCTCTTGCATTGTAAAGATAATGTTGCCCTACTCAAAAAATATCTAATAGATATTCTAGAGAGAGTATACAAGTATCACATTACCTATAAGACCATGCTCTATGAGTGGGAGGATAAGAAGATGTTTGCTTCTTCAAATGGAGGTTATATAAACATCAAAGACCTATATAGTACTATTGGGCTAAATGGTCTGAATGAAGCTGCTGAGTTCTTAGGAATGAAGGTATCTAATAATCCAGAATATTTTGAGTTTTTACAGCTCATACTTGGAACAATAAAAGAGCAGAATAAACTTCATTCTATCCATGACAAAAAGCGCCCCTTCTTATTTAATTCTGAAGTCGTTCCAGCAGAGGGACTTGGTGGTAAGAATTATAAATGGGATAAAGCAGATGGCTATTGGGTTCCTGAAGATAGGAATCTATACAATAGTTACTTCTATAATGCCCATGATGATACATCAGTGTTGGATAAGTTTATACTTCATGGAAGGCAGACTTATCAGTATACAGATGGAGGTAGTGCAGCTCACATTAACTTGGAGGAACATCTGTCTAAGGAGCAATACTTGAAGCTTATAGACTTTGCTATTCAGCAAGGAACTAATTACTTCACGTTCAATATTCCTAATAGTAAGTGCGAGGATTGTAAACATATTGTGAAAGCTCCCATTAAGGTATGTCCTAAATGTGGAAGTGAACATATTACTCAATATACCAGAATTATTGGCTATCTAAGACCTATCACTGCTTTTGGTAAGGATAGAAGAATAGAAGCTGAAAGAAGAACATATTCAAAAAATGTATAAAATAGAAGAGTTTGTAGGAACAGCTGCTGAGCTGGAGAAGTTCCTTAATGAAATGCAAGTTATTAAACATTTTAATCTATCTCATATAGTATCTAGACAAGCTAAAACTTTTGCAGGACCTGGATGCTCAGTTGATAGAACCGTTTATACCTTAGTATTTTATGGGAATGACGAAGAAAAGAAGAGACAAATATATCTTGAATATGCTAAAGAAAACTTATGTAAAGATTGCTTGACTTGTGCAGACTTCGGGTATTATTGTAGAGGAAATAAAGAAAGATGTAATGCGTGGAAATACGATGAAAAAGCACATTATAGAATTGATAAAGTTGTATGAGTAAAGTTTTAATTATTCCAGATGTTCACGGTAGACCATTCTGGAGAAAAGCAAAAGAGAAGATTAATAGTGTGGATAAGGTAGTCTTTTTAGGGGACTACCTCGACCCATATGGTTATGAAGGTATTACTAGAGAGAATGCGATAGAGGAGTTTAAAGAGATTATCCAATTCAAAGTTGATAATCCCGATAAGGTAATACTACTCCTTGGAAATCACGACTGTGCTTATTGCTATGATTTCGGAAGTGCTTCTAGGTATGATTACGCTAATGCAGAGCTAATTAAGGAAATGTTTGAGAATTTCAAGTCTCTATTCCAACTCAAATACTTCTCGGAAGGTATTCTATATACTCATGCTGGAGTTACTAATGATTGGTTAAAGAGTATGGATTTTACTATTACTGACCTAATTACTAAGCCTGAGGACTCTCTAGTTGGCTTCCTATGGGAAGTATCTCGTATGAGAGGAGGGTGGTCTAATACAGGCAGTATGGTATGGAGCGATGTCAGAGAAGGAGATAGAGAGTCTACATATTATCAAATATTTGGGCATACTCAATTGGAATCAGAACCCATTATTACTGACAAGTTTGCTTGCTTAGACGTAAGAAGACCTTTTATATTAGATACAGAAACTAAAAAGATTGAGGAGTATGCTTAAATATGTTGATGCCAGAGTAGTCTTTCAGGAAATTCCGGATGAGATTACATTAGCTATAAATATATCTAACTGTCCTTGTCATTGTAAAGGATGTCATAGTCAATACCTAGCCGAAGATATAGGTAAACCATTAATTGAATATCCGCAGGGGTTCTCTGATGATTACATTATTCATCTAGACGAACTAATTACAGATGGTATTTCGTGTATAGCATTTATGGGAGGGGATTCTGACCCTCACTTAGTAAATGTGTTAGCTAGTTTTGTTAAAGATTATTATCCGAATTTAAAAGTGGCATGGTACTCAGGTAGACAAGAACTATCAGAGCACGTGAATATGAAGCATTTCGATTATATCAAGCTAGGTCCATATATTGAAGAAAACGGGCCTTTAAATAGTAAGACAACTAATCAAGTTATGCTTCATATAGATAATAGCTGTGGAAAACCCATAGTTAAAGACATAACATCACGTTTTTGGAAATGATTCTTAAGGTTGCATATGATGATAACAGTCAACATCTGGTTGACGAATTAAAAAAGGTTCTTTCTAAATATCCTTTAGTAGAATTACAAACTTACCATGAAGGCTTGTTTAAGGAACGTAAAAACGCCTTCAAGCTTAAGGGAGGTTTTAGCGCTAGACATACTCCATTTGCTGTATTAATTGATAATGATGCAGCTCCAGTAATGGCATTCTACGGTGAAGCTAATACTTGTACCATAGAAGAGATAATGAAAGCATTAAATAATCCTGTAGTGTATGGTAGAATTGAAGGTTAAAGATATTATTGAAAGGAAGAAACTTCTGATAAAAGGACTTGAAGAGAATATCTTCAAGGACTTTACTGAAGAAGAAGAAAATCTCTTGCACTCCAAGCACGGAATGATTAAAGTTAGTCATAGGTCAGGCGCTGGTAAAGTGTACGAAGGGATAACTGGAGCGTTTAAGGTTGGGCTTCCTCTAATTATTGATAGTGAGCCGACTAAGATAATACAGAGAATTACCATGATAGATTGGGACTCTAGTATGTTCCAGGATGCAGATGGAGAGTGGTTTATATTTGAATTTACTCCAATAAGACTCTACGAATTAAGTGTATGATAAGAAAATTTACTAACATCGTTTGTGTATATTACAACGACAAAAATTATATTCCAGCTAAGTATAATTGTCCAGACTTAGAGATTGATGATGTAATTCTCAACCTGACTACAAACAAGGAACAGAATTATGAAAAGATTTCTGAGATTATTGTTGATTATGCCTTTGCTTTGTTTTGTAATAAATCTGATTTAAAGGATTTTGCACAAGACCATAAGAAGTATAAGAGGCAGAACTGGAAATTGCTCGACTTTAGGGAAATAATTAAAACAACAGAGATAAAACCAAAAGATCAGAAATGAAATATGGAGTTATTTTAGCTAGGTTTCAGCCCATTCACAATGGGCACCTAGCTTTAATTAAAAAAGCTTGTTCAGAGAACGATAAGGTTCTTTTGTTAGTTGGTAGTGCTGATAAAGTAAACAAGCGTAATCCTATTCCTATAAAGGTTAGGATAAAATTACTAGAAACTGCCTTAGAGGACGAAGGTTTACTTAGTAGATGTATCATTCAGCCTCTTAATGATTTGACTGATGAGTCTGATAACTCTCAGGATTGGGGATTCTATTTATATGCTAACATAGTTAGTATTATAAAAGAGTCCCATTTTAATATCTACTATAGCGATGGATACGAAATTATTACAACATGGTTTCCAAAGTTTATGCTGAAGGGTTATATATCAATGACTCTCATGGCAAGAGAACAGGTAGAAGAAGGTATATCGGCTACTGTTGTAAGAGATGCCCTAAGATCTAATTTAAGCCTAGAAGGACTAGTTCCTAAGTGTGTTATAGATGCAAGATTTTATTTAACTGAATTTATTTTATTACATGAAAGTACTCATAATTAATAAATCAAGACATCAACTTCCTCAGTATGAAACTCCCTTATCAGCAGGTATGGATATTAGAGGAGACTTTAGTAGAATTAAGTTAGTAGACAATAAGCCTGAGAAATTCTTTTTCGATGCTGATGTTGTAGCTATTAGTAAAATTGAAGATCCAAATGGTCCATTTGTGGTAGACAAGGAAGGAAATCTTACTGATAGAAGAGTTCCTAGTATTCCCGTTGCTTCTACTATTGAAATAAAGCCCGGAGGTAGATGTTTGATTCCGACTGGATTGTTTATAGCTTTACCTAAGGGTTACGAGGCGCAAGTTCGACCACGAAGCGGTCTTGCATTAAAATTGGGACTTACTGTCCTTAATTCACCTGGAACCATTGACGCCGACTACAGAGGAGAGATTGGAGTTGTATTAGTGAACACTTCTAATGTCCCAGTTAGAATTACTGATGGAGAAAGAATTGCCCAAATAGTTATTGCTAAGCATGAAACTATAGAATGGGAAGTTGTTGAAGAATTACCTTCCACTGAACGAGGAGAAGGGGGATTTGGACATACCGGAGTATGATATGGATATTAATGGTATTGGGGTTATGTAATTTAGCCCTAATACTTTGTCTCATGCGGAGAGTTGAGGACATTAGTAATCAAATCAAAACTAATTATCACTTTATTGATGATACAAGAGACAAAGTCAAGTATCTAACTTCTCTAATGGATATACGAGTGAATATTCCAGAAGAAATCGAGAAGCAATTTGGTAAGATGAAAAAGGAAATTGTTGTTAAAAATGTATTAAAAGTACCATGACTAAAGAGGAATTGAGGTCTAAAATATTAGAACTCGAAGAAGCTATGAGAGAAGAAGACAGCAAGTCTACCACAGCTAAACTAAGTGATGAATGGGATGAATTAATGAGTAAGTTGGAAGATGTTATCTATGACGAACTCGAAGGTGTTGCAGTTAAGATAGTCACTGAAAGAATTGTTGATAAATACGATGTAGACACTGATATATTAATTGCAGAGTATATGGAAAGTGGAGACCTAGAGGAATCATTTAAGATAGCAGCCGAGGAGTGCGATTGCGGTTGGAAGACAGATATTACAAAAAGAATATTAAAATAATTACTACTATGACTAAAGAAGGATTTGTAAAGCTTATTGAAAATGCCCAGAACTATTCTAAGGAATTGGATAGATGGTCTGATTTTGGAATTGATTTGTTTGAACTTCCTATATCCGAACTCGGTTGGGGATTCTTAAATACAGTACTTCCGGAATTGTTCTCTGATGAAGGAGTGGACTGGGTTAATTGGTGGTTGTTTGAGAAGCCTGGACTATTCAAAAATAGTCTTCCTAATGAAGCTTATGATGAAGACGGAAATATAATTCCTACTGATACTATAGATGATTTGTGGAACTTAGTTAAGGACTATCAGAAATGACACTAGAAGAACTTAAAAAGAAAGTAGTCACTATTACAGTACACAAAAATATTGTATTAGGAGAAGATTTACAGGAAGAATGGCTAAAGAAATATATAGAGGAAGAGTTCGTTAGCGATGAAGAGCTTTTGAAAACCTTAATCGAGAATGAATATGACTACAGTGGACTAGATGATGTATTAGACTATGATGATTATAAGGTAACTATTCATGATTAAATATTTGTTAAGCAAAGCCTCAACTGGCAAATTTAGAGTTGTATATTTATCTACTACAGAACAGTGGGATGAAGAAAAAGCTGGATTTGTAATTAATAGAGTTACAGGACAGCTACATGGAAAGATGACAGAGCAACCAGAAATAGTCATTACTAAAGGAAAAGCTGGTAGAACGCATAGAGAACAACTTGAGTTGCAGTTTAAGTCTGAGCTTAAGAAATATTTAGATAAGGGTTACAAGGAGCTAGAGAACGATCCCGAAACTTATAGCGAAACTCAATTGGAAGAATTTTATGGAGACATTAAAACCGACCAGAATGGATTTGCAAAGCACATGCTTGCAAAATCTGCAGATAAAGTTAAGGAATCCTCAATCAATAAGGTTAAGTATTGGTATGCTAGCAGAAAAATTGATGGAGTTAGGTGTTCCTTCTACTATAAGGACGGTGAGATTCTATCTGCTTCCAGAGGTGGGGGAAATTATGACTATTCAACAAGCCATATCCGAAACAATGAGAGATTGCTTGAGTTCTTCAGGAATCATCCCACTTACATTCTTGATGGAGAGTTGTATAGACATGGTAAAAGTCTCCAACAAATCAGTGGAGCAGCTCGTCTTGAGAAAAACGCAGTTGACTGCGACTGGCTTGAATATTATGTTTACGACATCATGATTCCTGGAATGAAGTTCTCAGATAGATTAGAGATTCTTAAGCAGTTGCAAAAGGAACTTAATCTTGGATTTGACCCAAATAGAGAATGGGAAGAAGGAGAACTTCAAATGCAATTAGTTCCACAGGAGAAGGTTTCTGGATATGAGAATATAATGAAACTCCATGACCAGTATGTATCAGAAGGTTGGGAAGGTGTAGTGTGTAGAAATCCTGATAAGGAGTATGGCTTCGGAAAACGTACTAATGATATGCTTAAATTTAAATTCTATAAAGATGCAGAGTTTGAAATTACTGGCTTATCAGAAGGTCTTCGAGAAGAGGATATGTGTTTTACGTTAATAACTGAAGATGGTATAGAATTTAAGGCTAAGCCGATGGGTTCTAGAGAGCTTAAGCAGCAGTATAGAGAAAGACTTAAAGAGCTTATTGGAAAGATGGCTACTGTTAAGTATTTCTATCTATCTGATGAAGGAACACCATTACAGCCTGTTCTAAAGTGTATTCGTGACTATGAGTAAAAATGAAAAAGATTAACTACAGACAGTACTACTATGGAGGTAACTATGCCGATATGGAATTACAAGTTCCAGATGAGTGTAGTTTATACGAAATAGGAATGATTAATATGTCTCACAAGGTTCAGGATATAGAAGAGGAAACCTGGACAAAGGCATATGCAATGTTATGCCCGACTGAGTTTGAAGATTCTACTCTTCTAGGAAATGTCTATTTTAATTACATAGACGATGTATTTATTACTGATTCTGAAATAGCTGTTCTAGACATAGAATCTGCCCCACGATTTAGTGGGGTATACTCTGTTGTGTATTACAAGGACAGAGAGTCAGAATCCAAATTTTCAGCCTATTTAAGTAAGATTGGAGATATAGGAGAGGCTAGTCCTGATGAATTAACTGAATTAGTAGAGATAGGAAAAGAGTGTAAGAAAATATGCTCTATATGTATGCTCAGGAAACTTACATATACTGGAATAGAAGCTAGTAATGTATGTTTCAAGGATTGGGTTTATGGAGAAGCTATGGCTTCTATGAATATTATCAATATAAAATTCGGAAGAATCTTTATGGAAGAATTTACTACTGACGAAAACATATCAGAGTTGTTCCTAAAGGAGTCTGAGAAAATCTATAAATCTATTATTAACAATGAATGATGTAGAGAAGCGCTATATCTGGCTAGTAAAGCATCTGATATGGAATGGTTCTAAACAGAAAAATGGTGTCTATTGGGTAAAGATTACTAAAGAAGACGCCTCTCTCCTAGAAGAAAAGTATGAAGTGTGTGATACACGAGCTTTAAAAGGAGGAATAAGAGTGAATGTTATAAAAATGTGTGATAATTTTATTGTACTTGATACGCGATGAAATACAAAAAGTTTGATATTTTGAAGAAAGCTAAATACTCCATTATTCCGAATAATAGGGAATTGTATATAGTATATGTGGAGTGCGATGCAAACGATGGGGATTATATGAGAGATACTATTGAATTTGACAAGAGTTCTTTTGAAGAAGATGAACTTCTCTTACTAGTATTATCCTATGTTAGCAAATACTCTGGTAAGTTCTCAGAGGGAAAAAGTTGGAATTGTGGGTATTATGGACATCATGTAGACGATAATAAAGATTTTCCCTGGTTGAGTAACTACTTATCAGAAAATGACATTCTAATCTTTGCTGGAATGTGCGATACGATGTGTCATAGTGTGAGTGGTATAGACATTGTGTACTATGATAATGATGGAATAGCCAACAAGGTAAAGCTTCCAGACGTAGATAACTTATTTGAGAGCAAAGAGGAGTTTGTAAATTATTTAAATAAGCTATATTCAGCTTACTATGACGAAATTGAATAAGGGAGGAAAGCTTCCAGATAAATTTAAAGTAGCTAATCAAGAAATAACTGTAGTCATAGAAGATTCTCTTCCAAACAATAACTATGGTTATTTCTGTGATGCTACTAATACCATTAAGTTAGCTAGAACTATTAATTCTGAACATGATGGAACGGTTTCTCTTAGTGACGAACAGATAAGAAATACCTTCTATCACGAATTATTCCATGTGTTTCAATTTTACTTTAATAATGAGTTTAACGAAACACAGGCTCAGGTATATGCTAACTTTATGTGTGAATTTATAGAAACTACAGAAGAACCATTTTAAATAGAGAATAAATGAAGTTATCTAAGAGTAAAAGAGCCAATGTAAATTATTTGGCGAAGATTGTAGACATTAAAAATTTCAGAGCGCATAGTAATCCAGAAGTTACTAGACTTAAGTGTTGTACCATTGATGGTTTCAATATCATTACTGGGATTGATTCTCAGCCAGGACTATATGTATATTTTCCAACAGCTTGTTGTATAAATCCAGATTTTCTGAGATATTGTAATCTTTATCGTCATAAAGAATTAAACAATGACCCAGAACAAACTGGTATGTTTGAGGATAATGGTAGAGTAAAAGCTATCAGATTAAAGAATGAGCTGTCTGAAGGTTTTATTCTTCCAGTAGTCCAGTTTCAGAACTATATAATGTCTGTGACTAATAAGGAGATTGAAGTTGAAGAAGGTATTGAATTTGATATTGTAGAACATGAAGGCAAAGAATTTTGGATTAACAAAAAGTACATTCCCAAGAGACAACAGGGACAAGGGGGAACTCCACGTAACAACCAAACGAAGAAAGTCAAAGGAATCAGCAAGGTCATTGATGAACAATTTAGATTCCACTACGACACAACTCTTATTAAGAAATGTCCTAATGTAATTCATCCAAATGATTTAATCAGTATTACTGAGAAAATTCACGGAACTTCTGGTATATCAGCTTATGTGCTTTGTAAACAAGATCTGAACTGGAAACAGAAAATCGCTAAATGGCTTACTGGAGAAGAGTTCAATAAGTATGACTATTTGTATGCTTCTAGAACGGTAATAAAGAATCAGTTCTATAATAAGAATGTTACTCCTGGATTCTACGGGTGTGACGTTTGGGCGGAAGCTGATAAAATAGTTAAACCTTGCTTGTCTAAAGGTATGACTGCATATTATGAAATCGTTGGTTTCTTACCTAATGGTGGCTATATCCAAAAGAATTATGACTATGGCTGTATGCCTCCTAAAGAAGGAGAACAGTATACTCACGAAAAGCACTTTAAAGTGCGAATATATCGTGTAACATTAACTAATGTTGACGGTGTAGTTCACGAATTTAGTGCTAGGGAAGTTCAACAATGGTGCGCTAAGGTAGGTCTTATCCCAGTAGAAGAGTGGTATTATGGTACTGCCAATAGCTTATATCCAGAACTTAACGAAGCTGAGCACTGGAACGAAAATTTCATGGAGAAATTAGCTAACGACGCTAGATTCTATATGGAGCGAACTTCGCCATCTTGCGATAACAAAGTACCTCATGAGGGAATAGTTATTAAGATTGAGAATATGAAATCTGAGGCATTTAAGCTTAAATGTTTTAAATTCCTAGATAAGGAAGGAAAGGAACTTGACAAAGGTGAAACTAATATTGAAGACGAAGCATGATAATAAGTTATAATGTAGAGGTAGTTAAGAACTACGATGTGAATATCCCTAAGTTAATCGACCAAGTGGTGAAAACACTTAAGGAAGATGAAGAGGGAGAAGTTGAAGGCTGGATGATACTTAATGAAGCGGGAGATAACATAGATTATCATCTGCGGAACTTAGGCTTTCCTGACTCTGATTGTCTAACTGACTATGTCATTGATGATATTTTAGACGAAATGGAGAAAGAGCTAGTAAAACAAGGATATGAATGTTAAAGAGTACTTAACTAGTAAAAAGTATGGCAGTTTGCGTTACAAGCTGTCGTACTTTTTTCATAGTAAAATTCCTTTCCTTTCTCCTGGCTGGAACGAGTATCGTAATCCATGGTATCACTGGTGGAAAGCCAGAAAATACTTTAAACGTCCCAAGGCCCACTTTCTATTTAGAAAGAACTTTTGGACATTTGGACTTCCCATAAGAAGAGACTACTATAGTCCAGTGATAGATATAGGATTTCATGCATTAGGATGGAAGGATAAATGGGACAGTCCCAGACACGAATGGGACCCGATGATTTGTATAACATTTTTCAGAACTTGGCATTTATTATGGATATTTAACTGGGCTACTAAACATAAAAAGGATAGTATTACTGGCAGCATGGCTACTTGGGAAGCTATTCTAGACTATACTAGATATGATAAATCTCTAAGCTATGTAGTAGACAATCATATATGGTCGTATGACCGTGATGGTGAAAAGGTTTATATTAGTATAGTACCTAATATGACTAGGGAAGGACTAAATAAATATTCTGATGAATCCAAACACACTGAGAAAGATACAGAGATTGGAGGCTGGTGAATCGTTTATAACAAGCGAGCCGGGAAATTCAATGCTCCCTCTGTATAAGAGCAATGAAAAGCATCTTGTCACTCCTATAAGGTGGCAAGAATGTAATGTTGGAGATGTAGTATTTTGTAAAGTTAGAGGAGCTTGCGTTACTCATAAAGTATACGCGATAGACTCAAACAAAGGATGCCTTATTGGAAATAACAAAGGGCATATGAATGGATGGACTAAAAATGTTTACGGATTAGCTCATAAGATATGAAAATATGTGCAATAAGTGATTTACATGGATTTCTAATTGATTATATAGAGCCATGTGAACTTGTTTTAATATGTGGAGATATTGTTCCTCTTTATATGCAGAGAAACAAGCCACAGTGTGAGAAGTGGTTGAAGACTGTATTTGCAGATTGGATTAAATCATTGCCGTGTAAGAAAGTAATATTTACAGCTGGAAACCATGATTTTGTTTTTGAAAATAGGGATTTTCTTTGGAATAACTCTGTGATTAAATTTCCTACAGAAGGAAAAGCTGAATTTCTTGATAATTCTCATCTAGACTATCTAAGTGATGAAGGAAAGGTATATAGAATTTATGGAACTCCGGCCTGCCATGAATTTGGTAATTGGGCTTTCATGTATTCTGATGAGAAACTAGAAGAAATCTATTCACATATCCCAGGAAATTGCGATATATTGATTAGTCATGATGCTCCCGCATTAAATGATTGTGGTATGATTCCGCCTGGTAGGTGGAGTTCTACTCCTATAAATGCAGGAAATGAGGTCTTGGCTAAGGCTATTATAGATAAGAAACCAAAGTATGCTTTTTGTGGACATATCCACGAAGGAAATCATTGGCTACTAGATGCAGGTGAGACAAAGACCGCCAATGTATCTATTCTCGATGACTCTTACGATATTAATTATGAACCTTTATATTTGGATATTTAATACTATTCTGGTCTATATATTTGGAGGATTAGTATTGTCATTAGTAACAGTTGGAATTTATGAGATAATACAGGAAGAAAAGGACTTCCTTGAAACCTACGGGTCTAGATTCATTTGTAAATATTAAAAATTAATCAAATGGAACAAGCTGTATTTCAAAGAATGTTGGGAGAATTTAACGAAGTTAATGAACGTGCTGTTAAGCTCAGAGATTTTATCCTAGGGGATAAGTTCAAGGAGGTTGACAGCCTTAATAAAGACTTACTAGTCGCCCAACTAAAAGCAATGGAAGCATATATATCAGTACTATCTATTCGTATTGGTCTTAATGCTCCTAAAGATGAAATTTCAGAAGCCCAGGTTGTAAAAGAAGGTGAGTAAAAAAATCATTTTCACAGACCGTTCTGACTCACTGTTGACGAGTTATCTCAGGGATATATCTAAATATAAGATCTTAGATAGTACTGAGGTAACTCGTCTCATTTGTGAGGCTCAAAAAGGAGATGATGTTGCTAGAGAACAAGTCATAAAATCAAATCTTAGGTTTGTTGTGACTATCGCCAAGCAATTTCAGAATAGAGGTATCCCTTTAATGGATTTAATCTCTAGTGGAAATGAAGGATTAATGAAAGCTATTGATAAGTTTGACCCAGAAAGAGGAGTTACATTCTTGTCATATGCTGTATGGTGGATTAGACAAAGTATCTATAATTCTATATATTGGCAAGCACGAGAAATTCGTCTTCCAATGTCTCAGCAATTATTGGTAATAAGTATACTCGATGCAACTAATAAATTCTTGCAATCGCATGATAGAAATCCAAGTTCCGAAGAAATATCAGAAATGACTGATATTCCTAGGGAGCAAATTGACTATCTAGCACAGTTTTCTAATAAGTTAGTTTCTGTGGACGATTTCATAGGAGGAGATGAAGAAAACAGTCAAGTCTGTGATATTATTCCAGATGGTGAAGATCCCCTTGACGAACAAGTAAATAAAAGCTATGTAACTAAAGAGCTAGAGAATCTACTTTCTAAATTAACAATTAGAGAGCATGATTTAATCTGTATGCTATTTGGTATAGGAATGGCTCCGGTCAATCCTAAAATTATAGCTGATATGTACGGTGTTGGAGGAGAAAGAATAAGACAGATGAAGGAGGGAGCTTTAGCTAAATTAAGACGTAGATTTTCTAATCAACTTAAAAATTTAATGTAATGAAATTCGGAGAAATATTGTCTAAGTTACAAGAGGGAAAAGTAGTAAGAAGGAAAGTATTTCAGAGCAATCTGGTGATATTTATGCAGATACCTGCAATGATTTCTGGAGATGGAATACCTGCTATGCGTTCTATCCCTGATGATATGAAAGCTCTTATGTGTAGTTACGGTGTAGGTATTACATACCATGACCAGTTTATCATGTATGACTTTTCTGATAGGACTTGTACTTACTATCCTTTTGATGGTGAAGATATAAACGCAGATGATTGGGAAGTAGTTGATCCTTTAACTTATGACCCATATGACGACTTTAGATAACTATCCAATGGGTGCAGCTAATGACCCTAGAGCACCTTACAATGAACCACTACCTACTAAGGTTAAGGTAGAAGTAGGAGTTGAATTAGGGTTATTCGTAGATGTAGAAGTAATAGATGAAGATGATATTAAAGGTGCAGTTGAAGAAGCTATTTATAATAGGTTCAAATCCAAAGATGTTGAAATAAATAACATCGAAATCTATCAACATGATTTATTTAGTAAGTCGGAATAAAACTTTATTTGTGTCTACAAAATACAAAGAAGTAAGTTTCGAGGAGGCAATGAAAATATTGTTGCCTCTTTCTTTAGTTCAATTTGATACTGAAACTAAGGGATTAGATGCGCATACTAAGGAGTTACTAACTGTGCAACTAGGTTGCAAAGAAAATCAAGTTGTCTTTGACTGGACAACTATGTCAGCAGAAGAGAAAGCTGAGATAAAGAATTATTTTGAGTCTGATAGAGTATTTCTTGGATGGAATTTAATGTTTGACTTAGGGTTTTTATATGTGCAGGATATTTGGCCAAATTATATCTGGGATGGTATGATTGCCGAGAAATTACTTTGGTTAGGCTATCCAGCTAATATAAGAGAAATGAGTTTGAAAGCAGCTGCATGGAATTATCTAAACTATGACTTAGATAAATCTGTTCGAGGTAAGATTATAAATGATGGTCTTACTGAAGATGTAGTAGTCTATGCTGCAGGAGACGTAATGTGGCTAGAAGACATTAAAGAAAAACAAGAAATAGAGCTTGCTAAGCAAGAATTAAATCTTGCTATGAAACTTGAGTGTGAGTTTATCAAGAGTCTTGCTTATTTCAAGCATTGCGGTGTTCATCTAGATGTCGTAAAATGGAGAAATAAGATGGCTAAAGACCTTGTTAAGCTGAAGGATGCTGAGCAAGAACTAAACGATTGGGTAGTTCAATGGGATTCTGAAAAGAGACATGAGCATGATGGATGGGATATTAAATACCCAGAACTGGAATTTTATAATCTTATGGAAATAGAGGATGAAGTAGCTAGACTGCTAAAAGAGAAATATGTCCGATGCCCTCAGGAAGACCTTGAAACACCAGACGGAAAGGTTAAAGCTTATAGAAAAAGAGTAATAAGTCAATTTACTAAGGTAGATAATCAAGGTGATTTATTTAATGGCTTTGATACCAAGCCTAAGTGCACAATTAACTGGAGTAGCTCTCAACAAGTTATCAAGTTATTTGAATTATTAGGAATTAAAGTCAAGACATTTGATAAGCAAACTAAGAAGGAAAAGAAATCTGTTGAAGCTAAGCTTCTAGCTCCACAGGCTAAAGATTTCCCGATTATTCCTATCTATCTAAAATATCAGGAAGCTGCAAAAGTGGTTTCTACTTATGGGGAAAACTGGTTGAAGGCAATTAACCCTAAGACTGGAAGAATCCATGTAGATTTTCACTCACTAGGAGCTGATACAGCTAGAGTAAGTTCTGGAGGAGGAGTATATAAACTTAATCTACAGAATTTACCTCATGACAAGGAAACTAGAGCATGTTTTACTGCAGAGAAAGGTAATAAGTGGATTTCTGCGGATTATCAGTCTCAAGAAAGTAGAATCATTGCTTCTGTATCTAAGGACGAGGCTATGATTGAACTATTTGAACATGGCTGTGGGGATGTTCATAGTCTAGTAGCTAAAATGTCTTATCCGAATATTATCCCTAGAGACTGCCCTATAGAGGATATAGCTAAATTATATCATGCCCAAAGACAGGATGCTAAAGGTATTGAATTTGCCATCAATTATGGAGGCGATGCAAATACTATAGCTAATAACAAGGGTCTACCGTTGTCAGAAGCTCAAGAAATCTATGATAACTTTATGAAGGGTTTCCCTGGAGTAAAACAGTATCAAGATTATTGTAGAATGGCGGTAATGAGGGATGGTTATATTTTGTTAAATCCTATAACTAAGCATAGAGCACATATATATGATATTGATGACCTCTGGCGGATTTCTAAGAAGTTCAATGACCCAGAGTTCTGGGATTATTACAGAGAAATGAAGAGAGATTCTCCTGGCTGTGATACCGTCCAAGACGTTAAGAGATATTTTCAGAGAAAAGCAGCATCTGAAAAGCAGTCTATCAATTATCGTATTCAGAACAGGGGAGCAATGTGTTTTAAACTTTCCTCTATTAAACTATTTAATTGGATTAAGGAGCATAAGCTTCTTAACATTGTTAAGATGTGTGTTCCAGTCCATGACGAGTTTAATCTAGAATGCCCAGAATCTATTGCCGATGAAGTATCTAAGGTATTAGTTAAATGTATGATAGATGGAGGGAAACCATTCTGTCCTAATGTATTTTTAGGTGCAGATGTTACTGTATCAGATCATTGGATTCATTAACGAATAAGGGGCTATAGTAGTGATGCCAAACCTGAGCCCCCTTGGCCTACTAACAGTGCCTACAGTCCAAGGCGTAATGCTGAGAGCGCAGTTAGGGCATCATTTTTAATTAAATATAGTAGTGTATGAAAAAATTATTTGGTTTATTGTTAATAGCAATTATTGCTTTAAGTTCTTGTGCAGACAGCAAGACTTTTGAGAGAGCTGATGGAACTAAGTTTGTAGCTGAACCTTATGGTTGGGCAAACTATCAAACTAAGAAGATTGAGGGAGTAACCTATGAAGCGTGTATTGGTAACATTGTTTGGGATGTTATTGCTGTAGAAACTATAGTCATTCCAATATGGCTAACTGGGTGGGAATTATATGAGCCAGTATCTTTTGTTGAACCAAACGTCAAGTAATTATGAATGTAGAATTTACAACAACAGAATTAATTACAGATGAAGAGATTCTAAGCGCATTTGGAGAATCCATCCGATTTGACGAAGGGAAGTTTAAGATAGATTCTTTTATTGATTGCTTAGAAGACAGAGCTGACGTAATGGGTCTTTGTATTACTGAGAAATCTAAGAAAGAATTGTTACAACACCTTAAAGAATTAGTAATTAAATTAGTAAGCGAGTTGTAAGTATTGTTTTAATTAGACATAGTATGCTGAATGAGAATTTGATGGATTCCAAAGATATTATAATTGCTAAGTTAAAATTAGCTATAAAAGAGTTTCAAGAGTATGATATTGAGCGTAAGAAATACTATAGTAATGCTCTAGTGGAGCTTGGAAAATTAAAGGATGAAATTGAAGAGCTTAGAGGAATAAATAAATATTCTAAGAGCTATATAGCTATGAAAGATGAAAATAGGAGACTTAAAGCATCTTTAGCTCGGAAAGGCATTAAAGAATTAACGGATTTTTATGATGTTAAGAATGTTGAATTAATCATTCAAAATCAGACTTTAAAAGGAGAAAATAGAAAACTTCGCGCTCGTAATAGCGAGTTGATTAAAAATAATAAAATGTTAATTAATAAATTGAATAAATATGAGTAGTTACTTAACTATATATGGTGTTCCTAAAAATGAAGGTAAGCCTATAGATATTGTTAGCTTTAGTCGGTCCCACTGTATATATAGTGCAATTTGCGATGAAGTTAATGTGGCATGGGCTGGAGAAAGTGAGGTATATACCAACTTGAATACTTCAGACTTAGATGGAGTTATTCATAGTATTGAAGAGGGTATAAAATCTTCTGCTGAGAGATTAACTCTATATGAAAAATATGCTGCCAATAATCCAGATTATATTGAGGAGATTATACTCTTAAAGGAGTATCTAGAGGAGCTTACTACTAGTAAAAATTATTGTGAGTTTCTACGGTATATCATATCGTGGATATCTTTAGGCTTTTCTGACTTCAGTCAAATTTGTTGTAACGTAGGTTAACATGAAATTTAAATTAGAATTTACATTTGATATCTCCGATAGCTCGTTATTGATAGACGCTAACGATGGTAGATCTGAAGAATATACTAGTTTAGAAGATGTACCAGAAGATACTCTGATGGACGTGGTATATAATTATCTAGATGGAGTTATAGAAGGTATAACTTACGACCAAATAACTGTTAAGAAATTATGAAAAGGTTTTTAATTCATGTTTCTACATATTGGTGTGGAATGGATGATACATTTAGAGCAGTCGCTGAATCAGAGATGGAGTTATGGGATTTAGCCGAACAACTAGCTTATGATAACTTTCAAAGCTACAGCTGTGAGAACGATATAGCTGAGGAAGAAGGCTATGACCCAGATGAAATGGAAGAAAGTGACTGGGATGAATTATGGAGTAGAGTAGACGAGAGTACCTACTATAGTTTTTCCATAGAAGAATGTGAAGATGACGAAGAATGGAATGAATATAGCGGAGAAATCTATGGAGAAGACAAGGTTTTACAATAGAGAGGATTTGAAGGCTAAAGATGTAGCACGTCTTATTAGCATATGGGAAGGAGAAGCTGGAGAGTCTTTTACTGACTATTGTAACTTCTCGCGAGAAGCCGATAAAAACTTCTTACTATTCTTAGCAGAGAAGTATCCAATACTTTACGATTATCATTGTAAGGTTGCAGGCAATGACTGGCTAGACCATTGTATTCAGTATGTAGTTGACCACTGTGGGGAGTATCTTACCCAATGGGTTCCTGCTGAAGAGTATCATCTCTCCTGGCAGTTAGAAGAGATGGCAATATACCCTCTTGCTGATTTTATTCTAAAGGATGATGGAGCATGGGAGGACTTTGTAGACTTCTTCACAAGTGAAAAAGAAACTGCAAGTGGAACTCCCTATATTGACTGCTATGATATTAGAGAATTATTTGAAAATGGAGATGTTTAAGTTTTACGAAGTAGGAGGTAAGGTACGGGATGAACTTCTCGGCCTTACTAATAAGGATATTGATTATGTAGCAGTTCCATGCGAGGAAGCTTTAAAGGAAAACTTGACTACCTGTGATATGTTTCAGTTATTATGGGAACATTTAATAGCAGAAAAGTTTGAAATCTTCTTAGTAACTCCAGACTGCTATACAATTCGAGCTAGGTTTCCGGAGGGCTATAAGTATCAAGGAGTGGCTGATTTTGTAATGGCTCGTAAGGAGGTAGGGTACATTCCAGGTACTAGAACTCCAATAGTTGAGCCAGGAAATCTCTATGATGATTTATTACGTAGGGATTTTACTGTTAATGCTTTAGCTAAAGACCCTGATACTGGAGAAATCATTGATTATTTTGGAGGTCTTAAAGATATTAAGGAGAAACTTCTTAGGACTCCATTACCTCCCATTGTAACCTTTGATGATGACCCTTTAAGGATTCTCAGAGGCATAAGATTTTCTATTACCAAGGGACTACGGGTATCTGAAGATATGTGGCAGGCTATGAAGGCTTATGACTATTTAGACAAAATGCCAGTAGTATCTGAGGAGAGAATAAGGGAAGAACTGACAAAGTGCTTTAAGTGTAACTCATCTTTAACTCTAGGGTGGTTATCTGAACTCACTGATTTAAGAGATTACATTTTTAAGAATACTAATTTATGGCTTAAGCCAACTAGTGAAAAATAAATGTACAATATTATAACAGAACGTAATCTAAGAGAGGCTTTAGAATCAATTCCAGCACAATATACTGTAGATATGGAAAAGATAAAGCAGGTTAGATATAGTACAGGTAGAGGAATGTATATCTGTAAGATGTTGGCCGAGAGGAAAGAAAGTGTGGAAGAGGCAGTTAAATTGTATCACGATATAATGAAAGTAATTGTTAATGGTTGATTCAGAAAATTTATGTAGAAGAGCTATGGAAATCTATGGGTTTCCGGCTCAAGCCGCTATGGTAGTAGAAGAATGTAGCGAGTTAACTAATGCTATATGTAAGTTTAGAAGAGGTAGAGTTGGAGAGGATGATATTATAACTGAAATTGCTGATGTTATGATTATGTGCGAGCAGCTTTCTAATTATTTTGGAAAGGAAAAAGTTGAACTGGAAAAAGAAAGAAAGCTAGAAAGATTAAAAGAACGTTTATCAAAATATACTGATTAAATGAAAGAGAGAAAACTTATTATTTGTAGGGGTATTCAAGGAAGTGGTAAATCAACTTGGGCCAAACAATGGTGTCATGAAAGCCCAGAACATCGTGTGAGATTCAATAATGATGACATTCGCAATATGTTAGGCGATTATTGGGTTCCAAGTAGAGAAAAGTTAGTAACAGAGGCTAAAGCTAATATGATTACATTTGCTCTTATTAAGGGTTACGATGTAGTAGTTGATAATATGAACCTAAATCCTAAGGAGGATGCATGGATTCGTACTTTATGTGAGAATATAGAGAAGGATACTGGAATTCATGTGAATATAGAGTATAAAGACTTCTGGACTCCAGTTGAAGAATGTATTCTAAGAGATGCTGCTCGTCCTAATCCTATTGGAGAGAAGATTATCAAAGAAACTTGGAGACGTTACAGAAACTTTATCATTAGTTCCGATATTAAGGAAATGCTTAAGAATAAGGCTGAACACGTTGATGGAGGAAGACCAGTGATATTAGTAGATATGGATGCCACTCTTTGCCTAAATACTTCTGGAAGACCGTTCTATGGAGAAAATAGTGCCAATGGTATGCTAGAGGATACTCCAGTAGAAGAGATTTGTCGTCTAGTAAGACAAATGGGAGAACATTGCTTAGTTTTCATAGTTACTGGTAGAGAAGGAACTGCTGAGGTTGTAGATGCTACAAAGGAATGGTTAAAGAAGAATGAGATTCCGTCTGATGCTATGTTCTTTAGACCAGTAGGAGACTATAGTCCAGGTCCAGACTGTAAGAGAAGAATCTACGAGGAAAATATCAAGGGAAAGTATAACGTACAATTTGTCCTTGATGATAGTTCTAAGTGTGTAAAGATGTGGAGAGAACAGGGACTTATATGTCTACAACCTAACGAAGGAAAGTTCTAATATGAAACTTCTACAAAGGTTAAAGAATCTATTTCTTCCAGAAGGCAAGATCTCCGATGGATTTCATAGCTTTGACGAACTTTATCATTATAGAATGCTGTATAATGCAGCATTCTTTAACAGTTTAGAAGGTAAATATGAAGTCCACAAATCTTATAGACACTCAGATGGAGAGCTATGCTTTGGAGGAGGATGGTTCATAGTTATGGCTTATCTTCCTACTGGTCAAGTAAGTAATCATTACAGAATAGAGGATTGGAATCTGTTTAATATTCCTGAAAGATGGAAAGCAGATGAATGGGATGGTCATACTCCAGTTGAAGCAGCTAATAGATTATATAGGTTTTGTTTACACTATAATGAATATTATCCTATATGGGAATGTTAGTAGGACAATTAATTAAAATATTGGAGCAATTTGACCAAGACAGAGAGGTTATGATACACACCTTAAGCGGAGAGACTGTAGAGGTTAGAGGCTACTTTGTGCAAAAGGATATAGATGATAATTCGTTTTATATAACTGATTTGGACGTAGTTCCTAGGTGATATGAATATAAAAGAAGCTATTGAACATTGTTGGGACAGAAAAGACTACCCAGAAGTATTTAGAGATGATGCAGGATTGGATATTTCTATTCCTGGATTCATCACTAGAGGTTCTTGGATTAGAAATAATTCTCCAAGAACTGTTACACTAGATGTAACTACTTATCGTGGAGTAAGTTGGAATGCAGTTCATTATTATGGTAATATTATCATTGATGGAGTAAGTTTCAGTCCAGAGGACAGCCCAAATACTTACACTATGTGTACGGAAACATATGAGGCTGAAGAGAAAAATCCTCTAGCTGCTGGATTCTATAGAATAGAATTAGTAAGGCCTGTTACTTCCGAGGAAATTGAAAAAGATGGTTCACGATGGAACGGATATAAGGTTGGTGATAAGACTAACGCTTTCTATTCTCCTGAAGATGTAATAGCCATAGCTAAGGAAGTATGTAAAGCCAGATTCCTTGGCAACTGGAAACTTAAGATTGTTGACTATAGTGGAAAAGACCTGGATTCTGAAATTTTAATCAGTGAGCTATGACAAAATTTAAACTATATGAGGATATATTGTCCCGCTCTTGGAACAGGTACTTCTATGATGTAGAAGCTAATACTATAGAGGAGGCGGTTGAGAAAGTTAGGTATGGAGAGGTTGATTGTTATGATTCCGAACAAATCTATGAAGTTATTGATGAGTTAGATCCAGTAGATAATAATGGAAGTCCTACTAGAGAGATTTACAATGATAAGGATGAACTTATGTGGCATAATGCCGAACTAGTTAACAGGGGAGAGATTATTACTCAAAGTATAAGAAGTATTTCCGAGAATTTGTCGCTAATTATGGAAGGTGAGCCAGAATTGTTTAGAGGTGGAGATATAGCATTTTCTACAGCAAGAAGAGTGATGGAAATGCTAGGTTGGAAATGTTCTTATGCTGGAAAAGCGACTCTAGGACAAGATGCATACTATTGTATAATTTGTACAAAACCAGATAAAGATTTTAAATATAAGATTTTTGGAAATGCCTACGAAGGAAGTATAAGTATATCTAAAGAAAACTATGAAAGATGAATTAGGAGATAGAATGAAATCTTATTATGAGAATCGTTCTAAAACATTTTTGGTTAGACGTACACCAGTTATTATAAGACTGGATGGAAAAGCATTTCACACATTCACAAGAGGTTTTAATAAACCCTTTGATGAGGCTATGTGTAATGCTATGCAAGAAACAATGAAGTACTTATGTGGGAATATTCAGGGATGTGTTTTAGGATACACACAGTCTGATGAAATTACTTTAGTACTTATCGACTATCAGAAACTTACTACTGACGCCTGGTTTGATTATAATGTCCAAAAGATGTGTAGTGTAGCAGCATCTATGGCAACTCTTGTTTTTAATAGAAGATTCCAAGAGCAAATCGTAGAGCTTTCTTATAATGGAAAGTTAGATGATGAATTGACTAGCTCATATAAGCGTTCTCTTAAAACTGGAGCAATGTTTGATGCTAGATGCTTTAACATTCCAAAAGAGGAAGTAACTAATTGTATCCTATGGAGACAGCAGGATGCTACGAGGAACAGCATTTCTTCAGCTGGGCAGGCACATTTCTCTCACAAACAGTTGGAAGGTCTAAACTCTAATCAAATTCAAGAGTTACTATTTCAGGAGAAAGGAATTAACTGGAATGATTATCCTACTAAGTTTAAAAGAGGAAGCTGCTGTATAAAGAAATATCATCAGACTATGAATCAAACTTTAAGAAGTTATTGGTTTATTGATAATGAGATTCCAATCTTTAAAGGAGAGGATAGAGAATATATTGAAAAACTTATAGCATGAGTAGAACTTACAAGGAGCATCATCCTACCGCACACAATCCGAAGAATAGAATCCCTACTCCATACCTTGATAAAGAGGGAAAGGTAGAACGTAGAAGAAAAAGAAGAGCTTATGGTTCTCAAGGATGGAAAGGATGGGGAGGTGAAATCTATTTCAAAAAATACGGAGAAATAATGATGGATGTGGTAGATAAGAAAAAAGCAAGGCGTGAGGCTAAAAAACATATAGAAAATGAATTACAGGATCAATTATAATGTAGTCTTGTATAGTGAGACACTCTATGATAAAGAGATTATAGTTAAAAATAAAAGCAATGAGTTGATAGCTAAATGCTCACTTGAAGATTACCTTAAAAGGAAGCATGGAGATTCATTCAGACAGCTTATTATAACTAGATGTGTTCCTGACTACTTCGGAGGTGCTAATATATTTAACAACTTATTTTATGGTAGACAATTTTGAATATTTAGCTAATCTATTTGATGGATTAGTAGATAAAGATGATTTTTATTTCGTTCAAATAATTCAAAGAAAGAAGGATGGGGTAGAACTCCCATCCTATACATCTGGTGCTAGAACTATTAGAAGTTTCTACTTTTTTACAAAGGAAGAATTTCTGAGACAAGAGTCATATATAAAGGACTTGTGTAATAGTAATAATGCTAGAGCTTACTTTTGGATTAATCCTCGAAATACTCTTGATATAGCTTGCGAGTCTATTAAACAATTTGCGGACTTGATTAAGAATGGAAATACTAGGCAGGGCATAGCTGTATATGACAGGGCTACTGGTGCCAGTAGAAGTTCTAATTATAAAAAGTTGTGGATTGTTGATATAGATTCTAAAGACGACGAATATAGGAATAGGATAATATCTCTAATTAATGAATGTAGAGGAGCAGAGGGAGATAGGATTAAGCATATAATTCCCACTGTTAATGGTTATCACCTTATATCTAATGGATTTGATAGACAACAATTTTCTCAGAAGTTGGCATTATATCAACTAGACCAGATTGATATACACGATAATAATCCTACCCTATTATATTATAAAACTTTATGTTAGAATTTATCGTAATTCTCATACTAATTATAACTAGCCCAATCTGGATAGCTATTATAGCCGCAGGATTGTGTTTCTTTACATTGACGCTATATTATATCACCGCTATGATATGTATGGCGCTTATAATTATATTAAGTAAAATTTTTAATAAACTAAGAAGATGAAAACCTATACGTATTATATAGAATTTAAGAAAAGATGTGCAGAAACAGTTACTATAGAAGCTCCAAGTGAGGAGGAAGCTAGAAAGTCTCTAAATGAGACCTTTAGAAATCTCACTCTGGTAGAGCTTATTTCGGAGGAATAAAATGAAAAGATTTATATATCATATAGAACATACTTATGGGGATGATCAAAATGTTTGGACTACTGCTGAAGATGAATATGAAGCAGAACAAAATATAAGACATGATTATCATTCAATAAAAAGTTTAACATTAAGAAAGGTAGAGGATATGTATTTAGAAAATGGTGACGAAGTAATAGAGGCTGATAACGGAAAGTTAATTCTAGCTAATAGTGGAGCTTATTGCGACGAAAATGGAAATCCGACTGGTGGTTGTATTGACTATGAAGATACTGATGTATATGTAACAAAGACTGGCAGTGTTTATCATACTAGTAAGGATTGTCCTTCTTTGAAGGCCCGCAATCCTGAAGTTAAGAAAATATCTTTATCAGATGCTCGTAAACAAGGATATAAAGCTTGCAAGAGATGTCGAAAGAACTAGAGGTCTCTTTAGTAAACTACCTATGCCCAGTTTGTGGGAATATAGCAGAGGAGGGAATCATAATGAATTCCCTTCTTTCTGAAGAAGCTGCAAAAGAGGTAAAGAGTCTACATGGAAAAACTGTAGGTTATTCTGATCATGCTTGCAAGGAATGTGCAAAGTATAAGGATGAAGCCTTATTCATAATAGGCATCGACGCAGAAAAATCTGAGAAAGAACCTTGGAGAACTGGAGATATTACAGGAATTAATAAAGATTGTCCTTTAGCATTACACATAAAGCCGAATACCAGGACATTAAAGGACGGAACAACGTATTGCTTCATGGATAAAGCATTAGGTATAGAACTAGGACTATGGAAATGAAGTTAATTAGAAAAGACGAGTTAGCAGAGTTATTAAGGGATAGATGGAAGTTGCGTTGTCTAGAAATGGCAGGTGTTGATAATTGGACATGGTATGACCAGGCAATGAGTGACTATGAAGCAGATGAATACACTAATGATGAACTAACAAAGGATTACAATGAAGCTAATTAAACCATATTTTGAAATCTTAGAACAGAAACCTAGAAACATAATCATTCCATCTGATATGGAAATAGGACCTAAAATGGCTAGGCAAGAGCTTATTGACACTGTATATAGACAGATTGAAATAGCTGGAAGAACCTGTTACAAATCAGAGGACAAGATTACTCTAGATTCTGCTGCAAAATTTGTTGAGAGAATGGTAAAGTCTGGACATGGAGCTATGTTAGAGCATGGTACCGTATATCTATTTCTAACGATGTCTTCTAGACAACAGTATTTTAAGTATTGCAGCAATCCTTATTCTGTAGCTAATAGTACTGGAGAAGCCGAAAAGGGAACTTGGAACGGATTTGTTACTACTAATTATAGAGTATTAGTAGAAAATGGTTGGCTTGAGGATTTGGAATATATCTGTAATCCTGGTAAGGAACATGAGAAAAGAATTACGGTTCGATTTGTATGTGATAGAGGAGTAAGCCACGAATTTGTAAGGCATAGAGTGTTTAGTTTTGCTCAGGAGAGTACCCGTCGAATGATAATGGCGGCTTAAATAAGTAATTATTTATGAATAACCCAGTGAATTGCTGGAAGGCTAAAATTTATTAAAATCTTTTCTACAAGTTTGGATATATCCAAATTTATCATTATCTTTGTCATAGTAATAATCATAAAAGAATTGTAACTATGAGAAAATTGGATATTAAAGTAGGCGATAAATTTGGAGATTGGACTGTTATAAATACAGATATTCCGTCTAGAAACAAAGCTAGGTATATACAGTGTCAATGTAAATGTGGAGCTGTAAATGAGATAAATGCTTCGGCATTAAGAAACGGTAAATCTTCTAGCTGTAAATCTTGCTCTGCAAGAAAAAGAACAGCTAAGTTGGAAATAGGTAGCAAGTATAAGCATTGGACTGTTATTGATGGTCCAATATATAGAAACTCTACTGCCTATTACAAAGTTAGATGTGACTGTGGAACCGAAGCTTATAAACTACCTATAGAGCTTCTCTATGAGAATAGAGATTTTCAATGTGAAAAGTGTGCTCAAAGGGAAAGAGCCTTACAAACAACTTTAACTAATGGTAGAGTTGGAGATTTAACCCTTACTGAACATACTAGACTAAGAAGGTCAGCAGAGAAGAGAGGATATGCTTTTGAGGTTTCCATGGAATATCTATGGAATCTATTTCAAGAACAAAAACAAATCTGTGCTATTACTGGAGATTATATTCCTAGTATAGACGAAGCTTCTCTTGATAGAATAGATTCTTCTAAAGGATATATTGAAGGTAACGTTCAATGGGTAACCTACCAAGCTAATGTAAGTAAACATACTATGACAATGGAACAATTGTATGAGTTTTGTAGAAAAGTATTAAATCATGCTAATCAGCAGCCAAGCCAACCTTTAACAAAGTTGGAAGGTTCAGAGACTAACAGTTGAAACTATATGTGGTAAGAGGTAGTTGTATGCAAACTACATTAATAGGTAGACCTACTACTATGCTGGAAGAGAGTTAGCTACTACAAGGGTTCGAGTCCCTTATACTACACATAGAATATAACACTGACACGAGTGCTGGGCATCCTGTAAAGGATGATGATATAGTCCGATACTCCTTGGAAACGAGGAGAGTTAAGGATAAAGAGCCTTAACATAACAAATGTATTGTAACTACTCTAAGGATAAGTTTGGTAAGGAGTGTACGTTTATCATTCCCTCTTGGTTAGACATTCCAGAAGGTGAGGCATACTTCCATGATGGTATAAACTTTAGAGTTGGTGCTAATGAGGAAGATATATTTGGAGAATCTGTAAATCCGAGAGCCTGGACTAGGAGTAATGATTGGAAAGAGGTTGATTCATTCCTGCGTGCTCTAGAAGTCGCTGAAAATCAATATTTTGATTTACTGAACTTGGGTTGGAAACCTCAGCAAGCAAGAGCTGTACTACCTAATAGTCTTAAGACTGAATTAATTATGACTGGTACTCTTACACAGTGGGACGGATTCTTTAAATTGCGTGATGCAGAAAGTGCACATCCACAGGCTAGAGAATTGGCAGAACCTCTACATGCAGAATTTAGAAAAAAAGGATGGTGTGAATGAAAGCTAGTGAATACTTTGGAGATTGGATGGATGTAATAGATACTGCAGAACTTCGCAAGATACTGTCTTGGATAAGTACTATAGATAAAACAACTTTATGTCCCTCCTCTCCAAATATATTTAAAGCCTTTAGGGCTTGTCCTTTGAAAGACTGTAAAGTAGTCTTTCTGGGACAAGACCCGTACCCACAACAAGGTGTGGCTACTGGAATATTGTTTGGCAACTCAAAGGACACTCCAGAAGATAAACTATCGCCTTCATTACAGGTAGTCAAAGAAGCTGCAATAAATTATGAGATTCCTCATAATAGAATAGATTTTGATAACACTCTAGAATCGTGGGCTAAGCAAGGTATTTTAATGATTAACACTGCTTTCACTTGTGAAATTGGTAGAGTTGGCTCACACTTTGATATGTGGAGATCCTTTACTGCCAAATTAATTCACAATCTAAGTTCTAGAGATGGAGGTATAATATATGTCTTATTTGGTAATCAAGCATCATCATTTAAGAAATATATTGTAAATAGTCCCAAAATTATAGAAGTGTATCATCCTGCCTATTTTGCTAGACAGAATAAAAAGATGCCTTATAGTGTGTTTACTGAAATAAATCAGGAATTACAGAAACTATATGGACAAAAGATTGAGTTTTATAAAGAAACAGAATATGGAACTTGTTAATTATGAAGTATAATATTGGATTTACGCTTGGAGACCCAGGAGGGGACGGTCATGCCTGTACAACGGACTATCATATAGTTGCTAATCATTCGGCAGATGAAATATCCAAAGCATACAAAGAAACTACTAAACTCCTAGGTTTTGATTTTATCAAGGAAGTTGGAGTAGATTTTCAGTCAGACTATTGGATACCAGAAAAATTTACTAAAGAGTTATTAAAACTAGGAATAATAGACGAGAAGTATGTTAGGGAATCAGATGCTGAATGGGGTGCACCAGCTGGGTGTTATGAATTTGACTATGCTGAGGAGGAATTTGTAGACTTGTATTTTGCTATAGTAAAATATTCTCTTCCAGATTTAGAGTGGAGTTCTAGAGACTTGGAGGAAGAAACTTTGTGGGACTTATATGGAGCAGCTTATGGCTTCACATATCATGGAGAATAAAAGGATACCCAGAAAAATAAAGAAGGCTCTTAAGTACACCTTCCTATATCCAAGAGTATGTGGAGGATGTCTTAGATATGGAGCAGTATATACTGTAGGAAGAAATTCTAAATGGACTCGTAAAGCTGCCAAAATAAGAAGACAAATGGACTATGCGGAAATGATGAATATGATGACTGAACAGTTAATAGGCATTTACGCAAATAGTCCAGGAAAAAGTTATGAGAATTTAGACTCTAGCTTTTTCGAATGGGAAGTAGAAACCAATTTTATAAATAAGTAAAAATTAATATTATGAACATTTCAAGTATTTTCGGTAACAAAAAACAAATAAAATCATTTGCTGAACAGTTAGCAGAAGTAAAGAATATTTTCAAGACCTCTTATGACCAGGCTATGGCTCTAAATGCAGCTATAGCTGAAGACATTAAAGTTAAACAAAATGAGATTGTTTCTATCCAAACTCAAATTGAGTTTAACCAGCAAGTAGCTGAGGATAATAGTAAGTATATCTCTAAACTTAAAGATTTGATTTCTTAATATGTACCTTAATATAAAAATGCTTGAGGATTTTCGAACCCTCAAGCAAGGTGATGAATTTAATTTCGATTTTAGTAAACATCCAGAGATTCTGATTGCTGGAGATAACGGGTGTGGAAAATCAACTCTTGTTAATGTTATAAGAGATTATCAATGTGATAACAGCAAAGATGACCCAAACGCTGTGTATCAGACTAAGCTTGGATATTGTGATATTAGAGGATTCAAAAATAAGGTTGAAATAAGTACTGACTTTACTAGGTTTTATTTCATTAGTGCCGAATTTGATGACCCAACGAGTCTTAATAATAGTGCTTCAGCAGAAGCCTTACTTGAGAACGGAGGATTCCAAACCAAACGTATGTCTACAGGTCAGAGAGGTCTAGCGATGTTAAGTAAATGGTTAGAAGAAAACAAGGAACATTGGGATGAGAAAACTCTATTAGTGTTTGATGAAGTTGACAAGGGATTCGATCTATCTCGCCAAGTAGGAATGTCTAATATGTACAGGAACTTGCATAAGAAATTTAATGTTTCAATCTTGGCAGTAACGCATACCCTATTTCCTATATTAGCTAGAGAAGAGATGTTTTACTTTGAATTTAGAAAAATGGTTTCATCTAAGTTTTATTGTTGGATGAAAACTGGGTATAATATAACTGCTGAAAAACTAGAAGAGAATGAGCGAAAAGAAGATTAAGTATAGTCCAGACCATACATTTTTTACCTCAGATACTCATTTCGGACACGCCAATATAATTAGGTTTTGTAATAGACCTTTTCAAAATGTAGAAGAAATGAACGAAGTTCTGATAGAAAATTGGAATAAGGTGGTTTCTAAGGACGATACGGTCTTCCATCTGGGAGATTTTGCCTTTGGTGGAAGTAGTGTATGGAATAGCATCATCCCTCGTCTAAATGGTCATATAAACCTCATTATAGGCAATCATGACAGAAAGAATCTTAGACAGGGATATATGTTATATTTTGATATGGTAGTACCTCAGCTGCAGATAGAAATTGAGGATAATTCTATCTACTTAAACCATTATCCATTTCTGTGTTATGGAGGGTCATATAGAGGAGTATGGCAACTGTTTGGCCATGTTCACTCCGGACCACAAGCTGATGGTTTGGATATTTCTAGACTTAGGGTACTATTACCGACTCAGTATGATGTCGGAGTTGATAATAATAATTTTACCCCAATATCATATAGGGAAGTTAAAGAAAAAATAGAATCTCAGAAGAATGAAAGTTTGGATAGGACTGTCTCCAGATGATGTTCAAGGGATGGAATTTGATTTGACTCCATTAGAACTTAGAGATTTAATAGGAAAACCTAACTGGGTTCCTACTAAATTTCTAGGTTGGAGAACCTGGAAGACTTCTGTATATTTTAAAATAATTATTTGATATGGAAATTCATGAAAGAAAAGCTGTAAGCGACGAATTAAAAAAGTATGACCATCTGGCGAAGGATTCAGACTTTATAGAAGTAACAGAATGGGCAAATGGAGAAGGTTGGGATATTTGTTTAAATGACAAACTGATATCCTTAACATATGGACAGTTAGAAGCAATCAAGTATTTGGTTAAGACTTTGGATTATAATAGGTAATAAATTAATTATGAAAATAGAATATACTGACGGATGTATTTGCACATCCCTTACCGTTGATGGAAAAGAGACTGCATACATGACTCCGGAAGAGATAAAAGTATCTATACGAGCCATGCTAGATAGGGAAACCGATATAGCTACTCTTCAGGATGTATGGATGTCTCTTATTGAGCATCTAGGAGAATATAAAGACTTAGGACATTGTGAATGTTGTGGAGATTGGATTTCTAATTATACTCTAGAAATATGAGTTGTGTTGAATTACATACAGGAACTTTAACTAAAATTAATACAAAAGGACTTACAGTAGAAGAATATTGTGAGTATCTTTGTAAGAAATATGGTTATGAGATTGCTTATGAAGGAGATACATATGCTGAAACCTTAATGGATGTGGATGATACTTATAAAGTGTTAAACGGAGAACTGTATAAATGTGATGATACTCAATATCCAGAAGACACTTCCTATTTGGTTGACGTTAGAAGTAATGGAGATGGAACTTACAAGTACATTGTCCAATTTTACAATGGAGGCACTTGGTTAAATGAAGTTTTAGAAGAAGGATTAAATAATTTAAAATGATAAATATAAACGAATGTATAGCTAAAGCAATGAAGTCTAAAAATCAAGTAGAACTTCGTGCATATAAGAATCTGAAGGCAGAAATTCAGATTCTACAAACTGCTAAAAATGCTAAACCTTATGATGAAGCAGCTGAGATACAGCTTATTTCTAAAATGTGTAAGAAATTAGAGGACAGTATTTCTAGCTTTATAGAGGCTGGTAGAGAGGACTTGGCAACTGAATATAGGGATGAATTGGAAGTACTAAAAAAGTTGCTTCCTGAGCCTGTAAATGAGCCAGACATACATTCTGCATTACAAATATGGTGTGAGGGAAAAGGCTTTATTGAAGATTTCTATAATGAAGAAAATTCAATAGATATGGTTAGTTTCCAAATTCCAAAGAAAGAAATGGGAAATGCGATTAAATATTTGAAATCAGAATTTCCTCAAGCAGACGGTAAGATGATTTCAGAAATTGTTAAAAAATATATAGTATGAGCCATTTTGTAGGACTAGTATTCGGAAGTAATGTTGAAACATTGTTAGAACCCTATGATGAAAACATGGAGGTAGAACAATATGTTAGATATACAAAGGATGAAGCCATTGATGAGGTTAAAACCAGACACGCTGATAACTATGAGTATGCCATTAAGCTAGCAGATAAGTATAAGAATCCTACCACCGAATGGGAAAAGGAACAGCTTGAAAGAGCTAATAAAATCATAGAGAAAGGGTTGTTTATCTCATATGAAGATGCCTGGGAAGAAGCTAAGAACTGGGGATATGAAATTGATGACGAAGAGAACTTGATGTCTACATATAATCCTGACTCTAAGTGGGATTGGTATTGTGAAGGAGGTAGATGGGGAGCATGGTTACTTCTTAAGGAAAAAGGAGAAGACGGAGAACCCCTCAATGCCATCTTTGCTACCAAAGAAGAAGTAGACTGGGATGCTATGTTGGAAAAAGATAGAATTCCATTCTGTTTTGTAACAGAGGACGGAGATTGGCATGAGTCTGCTAGTATGGGTTGGTGGGCTATGACTACCAATGACAAAGATGAAGATGTTTGGAGAAAAGAGTTTTTAGATTATCTGGAATCAGTAGAAGATGATGTAGAAATTTCTGTAATTGATTTTCATATTTAATAAGAATGGTAACAAGAATTGAAAAATTTGGAGCATCATGGTGTGGACCATGCAAGGTATTAGACAGAACTCTTGAACAAATCTCTGGGATAGAGATAGTAAAGCATGATGTAGATGAAGAGGAAGAATTAGCAAACTCTAAAGGCATAAGAAATGTGCCTGTGTTGATTTACTACAATGACAGAGATGAAGAAGTTAAGAGAACTGTTGGTGCTGTATCTCTCGGAACTATTATGCAAATCTTAAACGATAATTAATATGTATAGAGTATTACTAAGTAGAACTGGAGTAGCCTATGCTAAGGAATGTGATGACGAACTCGATGAGTTTGATTTTATAGAGGTCTTAAGAGACTTTGTGGATTCTGGAGACGTAATTATGTTCGTAGATGATTTAGACACTTTAAGAGATTCTATGGAACTTGAATATAAAATCGAAATAGTTGATGGAGACGAATGAAGACATTAGAAGCTATAATGTAGGAAATTCTAATTACAGCAAGCATAAAATACAACCTTGGGATATTTGGAGAGAATATAATTTGAATCCATGGGATGCGGATATTGTAAAGAGGATACTGAGAACTAAGGAAGAACCTGGTAAGTCTAAAGAGGATGCTAGAATAATGGATTACGAGAAGATTATCCATATTTGCAAAGAAAGGATTCGGCAGATTAACGAGGACAAAAAGGAAGAAGGAACTTCCTCTGGATTTGTTATTAGTACTGATGGTACTGCTTGTATATCTAATATATTTAAACCTAGTGCTATCTCTTATAGTTTGAATGAGAAGGAGGCAAATGCATATGCCGAATTTCAAAAACAACATTATGAACTACATAAGGGAATAAAGGCGTGTGGATGTTCAGTAACATTTACACATAGTGGAATAGGTATAGGTAAATCTGTTAAATGTAATGTATGTAAGGAGAGTAAGAACATAACTGATTACAATACTTGGTAAATAATAAAGGGAGAAGCGTAGACAATAAAGTCTATGTTTCTCCCTATTTTTTTATTCCTACTCCCTTTCAGGAAGTAAAGTATTCCAAAATATCTTAGTATTATTTGTTAATGAAGACATTCTAATAAGAGCATCAGTAAAAGAAGTATCCCCAAATGCTGTATTATATATATCTTCGGCTCTTCTAGAAAAATAACTAAATGACATTGGTTGCCAAGAAACTAGTGGTCCTCCAATAGATTCAATAAAGTTAAGGTCTAAAAAAGACGAACTTACCATCTTGCATGCCATATGAGCAGCAGCTGCTATAGCTGCATCGTCTATATCTCTAGAATCCTTAGCTTTCTTCATGTTTTCATCATCCCAATCGGCTAATGTTCCAGTGACGAGAGAACCAACAATAAAGAACATTAGTAAATCATACTAGATTTGTCGTAAATTGGCTCTATAGAGATTTCTAAGCTTCTCATCCTCATTATACCACATATCTTCGAAAGTATGCTTTAATCCATCTCCTTGAAAGGTTCCAGATATTAACTATGATAAGGTTAGCATAATTCCTTCCTACCATTCTCCCTCCCACTTTACTACTGGAACTCCAGTATTTTCTGTAGTTGGTATCATTCTGCCATTTTCTTCGGTGAGGTATAACAAATTACCATTAGCATCCTTCTACTGAGCATAGCGTCCTTTTAATTTGATACCCTATCCTCCCAAATACTGGTTTTTCTTACCAGACCAGAAAGTTCTCATTTGCATCCACAAGGCTCCGAGAGTATAGGAATGAACCATTGCCTTTTTTTCGTGGGCATAGTAACCATAAATATCATCAGCTAACGATTTGAAACTCTCAATCTGCTGGTTTGTATGAGATTTAGGTAAAGGTTGTCCGATCTAGAATAAACTACCATCAGCATTTTTAGCATGTTCTATTTCTAACTACTCAGCTATAGCGTAATATAACCCTTTTTGTTCGTTATATTTGGGGTCATCAGTCCTTCCATTAGCATATGCTTCAAAGCGTTTATCCTTTTTCCAATCATATACTAGTTTGTTTCCAACTTTTTCATAGGCATCATAACTGCCATCCTATTTTAACTAAGTGACAAATATAGACATTCTACTGTAATAATCTGGTCTGCTGGTGCAGTGAAAAGCAATATTAGACATATTGAATATTCCATACCTATCTGATTTAGTCTGTTCTGCATAAGTATTCATATCTCTATCGTTAATAGCAAACATATCATTTAATAGGCTACATTTAGTAGGCTTTCCTCCAAGAGTAAATAGTTCTCTATAAACTTCTTTAAAAGCAAATGCAAAATTCTCAAAGGTGAAAGGAGTGTTTTCATCTCCTCTTCCCTAATACATTAGCCTTATATCGGTCCAAAGAGCCTATATCATCTAGTAGCCATACTAAATAGGAGAAAATCCCAGCACCAAGAATGATGCCGCATTTTTAATTCTGCTAACAATAGCATTAAAATTCTACTAATTTTCAGGAATTAAAGATTCGTTTTTAATATGAGATTTTATATAATCTGTGATATAATTGGCAGTATTAGTAAACTTTTTATTAGTTAACTATCCCTAAGTGATTACATGGATCATTGATGCTTTAGCCATTGGCATAATTAAATCAACGTTTTTCTTAGTAGAGTAAGCAAATATATGCTTTAATAACAAAGTTTCTAGATTATTCTCAAAATAATCATATCCCTTCTCTGCAATCTTCTCTAGTCTCTACTCTGTATTCTTTCCAGCATCAAACATATTATTCATCTGAAATAATTCTCCTTCAGAAGAGGGATTCTAGACATCTGAGAATACTCCTAGAAACTATTTCTGTGTTTCTTCCCACCATCTTTTTGGACTCAATCTACTAACTAATCTCTTCTTGAATGCTTCAGCAATACTTCCTAACTAAGAAGCTTGTGAGGATAAACTTCCTACAGCCAATGGAACTCTAAAGAATCTAACATCTTCTGTAGTTATCATTTCATCCAATTCATCAGTTCCAAACCTATCCTAATTTATCTTAGTAAGAGCATATTTAAGAAATTTCTTTTCCTGTTCAGTACCAGAGAATTTGTTGCTCCAGGGATTCTTAAATAGAATATCGCCATCTTTATACTCTATCATATTTCTATACAAGCTTGCCTAATTGCCAACAGTCATTTCTGATAGCTTTCCAAACCCTTTGCTTTTCTTTAGTTCCTCTACTAGCTCTCTAATAATTGGAGTCTCCCTCATCATATCCTCACGAGTGTTCTAATAAGCTTCAGTAATAAGAGAGGTTAATTTATTTAGAGTAGCATTATCTAGATTTCCTGGATTATCTAACATCAGAGATTTAACCCCGTTATTAAATATATTCATGCTCTCAAGATACTTCTCGTTGTCTTTAGTCTGCTGTCTAAACTGCACTCCCTATATTTCAGCAATAGCTAACATTATATGATTATATAAAGTTCTCTACTCATTTCCCTCCTCACTATAAGTGTCTAACGATGTTATCTACTCAGTTCTTAAACCTCCATTAGGCTCTTCTAATTTTTTCCTAATTGCCTCCAATTTTCTAAGAATATCTCTTCTGTCATTAGTAGAGACTGCTTCATCCAACTATGTATATAAATCCTTATACTTTCCTACAAACTTATACTTATCCTCTTCCCAGTGTGTGCTAGCACCAAGTTCTAATACTTCTCTAAGCTTATTTTTAGCCAATTCTACTTTATTCGCAAATTTAATGTTCTTAATATTATTCTAGAATCCATCAATGTGGGATACTAACTCTCCGAAATTGTAGACTAATTCCTCGTTTGATGCCGCTGTACCCTGTAGAGAATGGGGATTAGCTACAAGTATATTTCCAATAATTCCTTCTTTAGAGGTTATTTCAGGCAAACAGTTTAGGATTGCCATTGTCTCCATCAAGTGTATGTTTCCATTGGTAGCTTTCATAGCCAATGAACCAGGTTTCCTAGCCTATACACTATCTACTTCAAATGCCCCAGTTAATAACTATCTTCTACTAGATTTATTAAACTTATGAGAATAATCTAGATTGTCAGTAGTAATTTTCAATATATCAATCTACCCGTTGAGCTTGTTTCTTAGTAGAATAACCCCATAAGCCTTTATTGCTTCATTTTCGATAATTTCATAATAGTTCCTACAGTACTTACCCATTAGATTCTAGAACCATTCTGCGGAAGCTCCTTGTTTAACATTAATACTTCCCTATTTTGGTAAAGGAACTAGACTAGTATTTTCTTTTATGCCTTTCTTCAAGGCCATTTCCACAGAGGCTACCATATCTCTGCGTTTTTTTGGGAGAGTTTCCTAATAGAACTTTTTAACTTTTTCAAAAAGTTCTTCCTAAGTGTTAGCAGTATATGGAATCTTAGAGTTTTCAGTTTTAAATACCCATTTCTTAGACTCTGGGTCCTACTCAATATTTCCTTCCATCATAGATTTTATTTCTTCGTCTCCCCAAGTCTTACTCATATTTATACTAGGAAACGAATACTCCATTACCTACGAAACATTAGTTACAATTTCCTTGGGAGTTAAATCAATAACTGGGGTAGGAGGAATAAACTCATCAATATTAGCAGCAACCTCATTTAATGTTGCTCTAGTAGTTATATCTTCCAAAGTAGACTCTCCTAACCTAGCTGAAATAGTATCAAATACCCAAGTGTCTCCCTCCTACCTGAAATTATGCATTTTTATAGGAGCAACAATAACTTTAGGTGATGGACTGTTAACTCTAATTCCGGCATTCTCAATCATTCTATGATATAATCCCATCTGATACCAAAAAGCTCTCTGTTTCGCAGAATCAAAAGAATCTTTAGGGGAAGTCTTATAGTCAATAACATGAGCATACCCATCCCCATCAACTACCAATAGGTCTATCTTTCCTAAGATGGTATCTCCTTTCCCTTCGATCTCATATCCCAACTTGGTAACTACTTTAAACTCAGGAAAGAAAGTTAGATTCTGTCCATATGTATTAATTAAATCTTCGTGTAACTTTTTTCCATACTTAATTATACTATTTATAGTATCCTG